CCGCCCATGCCGCTCATGACGCGGAGCACGTTGTAGTTGACGGCGTAGATGCGGACCTTGGCCGTGCGCTGCGAGCGGACCGTGTTGACCGAGAGCGTCAGGTTGAGCGTGGCCTTGTCGATACGCGAGAAGTTGCACGTGCCGCTGGGCTGGTGCTCCTCGGGCTTGAGCGCGAAGGAGTACACGTTGATACCCGTCGACGGCGTGCGGGTGTGGTGCTGCCACGGCTGCACCTTGTCGAAGTAGCGGCCCTCGCGCTCGTCGAAGCGGTCCTGGCCGTTGAGCTGGATCTTGGCAACCTCGACGGGGTTCTTGCCCTCGCACTTGACGTTCGAGGCGAGGATGACCTTGGCGAGGAGGTAGTTCGTCGTGCCCTCGAAGAAGGCGTCATCCTGAGGCACACCGTTGCTGTCGTAGATCTCCGAACCCGTGGAAAGACCCGCACCCGACGCGGCGCCGACACCCTGAAGGAATGGGGCGGGGTAGCCCAACCCGCCGGAGCCCGAGGGAGCGCCCGCACCCGACGAGATCGACCACGAAGGAACGGCGCTGCTGCCCGCCACAGTTCCGGTGCCGTTCGTGGCGAGCGCGCCGCGGCCGAGCACCGCCGTGACGATGCCCTCCGTGGACCAGTCGTCCGAGTAGTTAAACGGCTGCTGTCCGAGCGCCTCCTGGATCCAGGGCGTCGGCGGCGAGTTGCAGTCGACGAACGAGTCGCGCTGGACGACCCAGATGAGTTCCTTCGTCGGGTGGTTGAAGTTCATCTGGATCTTGTTCGAGGACGCCGTGACCGTCTCGTCGCCCGTGAACTGGAGCTGGTCAATCAGGTACTCGTGCGATTGCTGGGCGAAGCGGCGGCGCTCCTCCGTGTCCAGGTAGACGTAGTCAATGTAGATCGACGCGGCAACCAGCTGGAGCTGCGAGATCGACGTAACACCGTTGCCGAGGCTGATGGAACCGCTGTTGGCAGGACCGTTCGTAGGGAGCACCGAGAACGAGGTCGGCGCGCGGTCGGCGTAGCAGCAGTTGTAGTTTTGCGAGAACTCGACGTTGATGCGGACCTCGTGGTACTGGAGGGCGATGAGCGGGATCGCAAGACCCGGGTTGCGGCAGTACCAGAACTGGAGCGGGATGTACAGCGTCTTGAGGGGCGTGCCCGCGCGGGACAAGCACGAGTTCGTCGCCTCGGAGGCGGCGCACGTGGCGTCCAGGGCGACACCGCTGCCGTCCTTGAGGAGCACAAGGTCGGCGCTGTTGCCCACCATGTCGTCAAACGAGACCTGCGTACCGAGGGGCTGCGTCAGCTGGGTCCAGATCTGCATCCAGTCGCCGTACTGCTTGTCGATGCGCGAACCACCGATCTCGATCTCCACCGTGTTGATGAGGCGGTGACCGACGTAGTTGAGCCAGCGGAAGCGGTCGTTGGGGGCCATGAGCGAGATCTGCGGGAGCGTGACCTGGATGTACGTGCGGTACATCAGATCGGCGTTACGCGAGATGACGGCAGTGACGCGGCGACCAAAGTCGGCCTGGCCGTTGAACGTCACCTCGATCGACTCCATCGCGAAGTTCGTGTGGCGCTTGTAGAGCACCTTCCAGAAGGTAATCTGGGGGTTGCCCGAGATATAAATGTCCTGCGCACCATACGAGACGAGCTGCATAAGACCACCACCCATATTTGTTTGTCATACGGCGAGACAATTTTTTTGGGGCGACGAGCGCCGCGCGCGTTTTCCTGCCCTAAAAAATAATCTCACCTATGTTGGAAATGGAAGCTCTTTACAAATTCCCAACAACCAATCTTCTCATCAATACATTCTTGCGCTCGATCGTGGTTATCGCCATCGCGATTTTGGGATTCAAATCTTCGTGGTACACTGCGTACTGGAGCGCCGTAATTCATGACGCAATTTCTCTGTTTTTAATTCGCCCATACCTGTAATGAGTAGTCAAAACGTTTTGACGTACACAAACGTCAATGTACCGTCTGAAATAACATCCCTTGCTACGTACAACCAAGGGAGTCTACCCGTCTATGTATTTATCGGAACTGCTTCAGGTGGGTTGTATATCTACGACATTTCGGACAATCGCCAAACACCGTTTACGATCGCAGGCCAGGCTGCGAACCTGTCTGCGCCTGTAACAGGACTCGCAGTAAGCGACCAGTACCTGTTTGTGAACTCTCCTGGGAATTGCTTTCAACTACCTCTTTTCCGTTTCTACCCATCGCCAATTTCACAGATAGAAGTGACGAGTGTCGGCAATGTATATACGCGAGACACTGCAAATTCGGCAGGTATTGGGGTAACTGCAGATTCTCGCATCCTGTTTGTGCCCTATGGTCTTGAATACATATCCAAGATATTTCCCGCGGATTCAGGCAGTGGCCTTGTGAACGAGGCCGCAAGAGTGCCCGTTGAATTAAACGCAAACATAAACAGTATTGGGATAGATTTCGTGAATACAACTATATATGTTTCGGACTCACAAAATACGAAGATATATACGTACGACTACTCGATCGGGAGCAATGTAGTTATGAATGTTCCTTATATAGTTGGAAAAGGTGGTCAACTATATCGCGGAGTATCGTTTAGCGAGTATTCTGGAACATTGGCGTACGTTGTTACCAATCCTTTTGGCGTCGCAGGCGTGCTTGCGAGACAAACTGCAAATTTGTACGACTTTACGATCGTGGATCCTGGCGAGTTGCGCAATACGAATGCAATTGCGTATGATTCATTTGGAGGACTCTACATATCGGCTCAAAATTCAAATGGTAGTTATACGCTCATTAAAAGCACGTATACCTACGTAGACCGTCCTGCGCCATTGGTCGCACCTCCACGCCAAAAGTCTTTCGAATGCGGTCTTTATCTTCCTGGATCCTGCAAGAGTGCAAACTACCAACCGTTTAATGCTCGAGAACGCTTTGGTTGGGGGTCTCCGAACAAACCCTACCGCACGCTGTCACTTCGGGACATTGAGATATCGTGCCCTCCTGTGTTGTTACCCAACGTGTGTCCCGAAACACCAATTCGGGGTAACCCAGAAAACCCTAATCCGACTACCTCCCAAGCCGTTATTCCGATCACAAGCACCACTGCGAGCGCTCAAGAAATCACACGGACTCGAAATTTATCGACAACGCGCGTATTGAATTTGAACTTTGTAAAATCTGTAGGATTTACTTTCACAATCTCATCGTCGCCCGTCTTTGATTATCGAGGGAGGTTATACGTACTTGGCGCAATTGACGGAAAATTGTATCAATCAGACGGGACGTCTGTTCAAAGCAGCCTCATCGGCGGTAATTTTGCGGCGAGTCCAGCGTGTTCGTCTGCAGATAGAACTGTGGTGTTTGGAAGCACACAGGGGACACTGACAATGTTTGACGGAACGAGTAATTCGGTGGTGTGGCAGAAGAATTTGGGCGCTTCGATAGATAAAACCCCTTCGTACTATTCAAGCAATGTATTCGTAGCATACGGTTCCAGTTTGGCGGCGTTTGACTCTGCGACTGGAAATACGCTATGGACGGCGCCCGCGCTAACAGGAGGCGACACGTACTCGTCTCCTACCAACGTTCAGTTCGGGTACGTCTTAGTCGGAACTACGAACGGGGTCGTGTATTCATATAGCACGCTTAACGGAACTACGCTGTTCTCTATTCCCGCCAAGACAGGTAGTATCCTAGGCGCCCCCAATATCGGTGTATTCGACCGTGTATATTTTGGTTCGGGGAGCAACTTGTTTGTCTGTACTTTGGATCGAACTCTCTACGAGGAGGACGTTGTGTACACAAACGTCACGGGGAATATCACGACGGCTGTTACGCTTGCGGTGGACAACGACAAAAAAACGAACGCGTTCTTTACAACCGACGCAAACATCGCGTACTCTGTGCAGATAGACGACTACACATCAACCTCTACACCCGCTGACGTGGCCTCGAATTCTCTGCCTGTGCTTGATACGAGTTACATGTACGTCATGGGAAAAACAGGGAGTGTTCTTCGCTATCGATGGAACCCTCTAGATTTTACGGTCTCGAATGTGTATACAGTAGTACCTGCCACAACAAACTTCGGTCCGAGCGTTCTCATCGACGTATCAAACCAAGTGACGGTTATCACCAATAATGCTATTTTGACGCTGAGTTAGACTCTATGAAGCACGGGCGGCAGAGGGGTTCGTACGATTCAGCACCACCGATGAGGACCTGGCCGCCCTGCTGGACCTTGCGATGACTGAAGATTCCAGCCGTCCCGTCGCGGCAGCGGGCGCAGAGGGCGGTGAGGCGCGTCACCTTGTCGGCGAGCGGTATGCAGTCGAGGACTTGCCCGAAGGGTTTCCGATAAAAGTCGCCATCGAGTCCGACGACGACAACATGTCTATTAAAGTTCTCGACCTCGCATCGTACAAACAGCACGAGGTCGTCGAAGAACTGGGCCTCGTCGATAACGATGAGGTTGACTTCCTTGGTAATCTCGTTGGGAACCTTCATGAGGTCGGTGTTGGTGGTGTAGCAGGGCACGCGGACGTTGTCGTGGGTCACGATTTCGGGGTCGAGAGAATAGCGGTTGTCGCGACCAGGTTTGATGACGAGGACGCGCGCCCCGACGCTTCGGTGCCGACGAACCATGGATGCGATGAAGGAGGACTTGCCAGAAAACATGGGACCCATAACGACTTCGAGACTCATTCTGCTGCGCGTATACCCTCTCTGTATAGAGGCGGACCCAAATCCGTTTTTCTAGAAAGATTGTGTTCTGGAAAGATAATGGACGAGACATCGCCAACGGTAGCACCTCCAGCAGATATTCAGACGGGTGGGGGACAAGACCCCTTGCTGGGCGGCGGCGGCGGGTGCGGCGGCGACGCGCTCTACGGCGGTGCTGTAAAAGTGCGGCGGGGGCGAAAAAGGCGTACGGGAGGCATGCCTACAAGGGGAAGACCAAATGTAGGAATTCCTGCGCGTTACAGGCAGACTGATGAGCCAGTCGCAGTTGTACCCTCAAAAACACCGACCTACACGATCGTCCGTACGATCATGTCTGTGATGTTCTCACGAAAGACGGGGGAATATAAAGTTCCAGCGGATACGTTTCGCAACGAAAATAAGACAGAGACCAACTGCACTCAAAAGTTAAAGACGTGGGCGTCGGCACTCAAGTTGAACTTTACTGCTCCTACGAACGAGACAGTAGATAAACTAGGAAGCGCCCAGCACGAGTTTGCAACGTGCATGTACGGGGCGATTATAAAGGCGAAAGATGAAGGAACGAAAGAGCAGATTGAACTTGCAGAAGCTATGGAGGGGGCGGGCAACATAGGGATCGAGGCGTTAGATAATCAGATTAGTTTTTTGATTGCGTTGAACGTTGGATACCAACCTGGAGATGCTTCAGGTATGGTAGGAGGCGGAGACTACGAAGATAGTTCTATTTTGGACTCGGATCAAGTCCAAACAGGGGGGATGAATGCACCAGGGCTGCGCGCTCTAGGACTTCCGCCCGCGCCCGCTGCGGCGTCCGCTGCTGCTGCTGACCCAGCTGCTGCGTTGCCCCAGGGGGCACTCGTTCAAGTGGCGGGGGCAGGGTCTCTTCCAGCACAGCTCGCGGTTGCTCAAGGACAGGCCCGAGTCGCAGCAGGCGGGGCAGGCGGGGCAGGCGGGGCAGCTGCCGTTATTCCCGAAGCGCCAAGCGTAATGCAAGAATTCTCGCGGCTAGCATTGCGCATACTTAGCGCTCCATTTGTTTCGTGCTATCGTACTCTCCCCGCGGCCAGAAGTGCGTTGGATTACGGAAATGAACTGGCAGAAAGGGTAGAAAATAGTCGGAGTATCCTACCTGCATCAATTATGATTTCAACTGCGACAGCAGGGTTGATGTTTCCTGGTGTAGTAGGTGGTGCTCTTACGGGTACGGCGAACGCGCTTGAGGCTGTAAATGCTGTTATTCCTAGCGGATTGGGGATCGTGTCGGGTGCTGCAGGGAATTTGGTAGCTGCTGGTTCTGTAGCGGCGTCTGCAGGTAGAGTTGCTGGAAGCGTTGCGAGTGCATATGTGGCGGCGCGGGCAGTAGGCGCACTTACAAATGTCGCAGGGCGGTGTGCACTAGGTGCAGGGTCCGCGGCGGTGGAGGGAGTCCGCGCTGCAGGAGACGCTACTGACGCAGCAATTCGACGAGTGCCTGACGACGCTATGGGAATCTTAGCCGCGTCTAGACCTGCTATTGAAGGTGCGGCTGCAGCAGCACCAAGCGCATTGATGGGCGCGGCTGCAGGGGCAGGGTCAGCGCTGGCAGCAGCACCAGGCGCGGCGGTGCGCGCGGGACGGCGCGCAGGAGGAGCGATCCGCTCGGCATATGCGGGTATTCGGGGCGGCGGCGGTGGCGGAAGTGGGGAACAGATAGAACGACTTGCAATCGCAAACGCGGACGCAGTGGAGGCGGTTATGGATGCGCCAGATGAAGCAGCGGCAATGGCAGCAGCAACGACAGGAGCAGCATCTGTGCGCGCTGCGATGAGCGCTGCGGGAGGGTCAGGGGCATATGCCGAGGCGGCAGGTAATGCAATCGAAACGCGCTTGAAAGTTCTTGCTGGTAAAAAGCGCAAACGCGGAGAGATGGCGGCAGCAGCAGCACCTGCCCCAGCATCGGCAGCAGCAGCAGCATCGGCAGGAGCAGGAGCAGCAGCAGCACCGGCACCGGCAGCAGGAGCAGGACCAGAAGAACCCCCCACGAATCGCCCTAGGACGGACTCTACTGAGGGCGGATGCCCGACGTGCGGCGGCAGTCGCAAGAAGCGCAAGAGCAAGGCGAAAAAGTCGCGCAAACAGAAGCGCCGTGCGAGCTACCGTCGCCGCCCTCGCAAACACTCTAAATCTCACTCACCATCCGAGGCGATATATGCATCGCCTCCAGCTCCTGCAACCATAACTTTACCGCGTATGGAATCGTCCGGTCCTCCAGTCCGGTCTTGACGCCGCAGGATCGGCACTCGTAGATCTTGTCTTTTTCGTTCATCGTCGACAGCGAACCGCACTTGGTGCACACCCCCGTCGTGAAGGGATCCGACACATCCATCAGGCGCTCCTTTGTAAAGACCGCGGCGCCGTGCGAAATAAAGCAGTCGCGCTCCATCTCGCCCACGCGCAGTCCGCCGTCACGCGACCTGCCCTCGCACGGTTGGCGCGTCAGTGATACGATCGGACCCCGACCGCGCCCGTGCATCTTGTCAATCACCATGTGCTTCAGGCGCTGGTAGTGCGTCGTCCCGATAAAGATTTCCACGGGCATCATCTCGCCCGTCATTCCGTTGTACATCATCTCGTTTCCGTACGAATGAAGACCTAGGTTGCGCATATGCTGGCGTAGTTCTTCAAGTCCGAGATGCTCGTAGGGCGTGCCGTTTCCGAGCGCGCCCAGTCGCACGCCGATTCTGCTGTACATGGTTTCCAGCAACTGCGCGATCGTCATGCGCGAAGGAATGGCGTGCGGGTTCATGATGATGTCGGGGCGCAGACCTGAGGATGTAAAGGGCATATCGCACTCGTCGAGAATCATGCCGCATGTGCCTTTCTGTCCCGACCGCGTCGCAAACTTGTCGCCGATCTGCGGTACGCGCTCGCTCACGACTCTGACTTTCACGAACGGATATCCGTCCGAGTTCTTGTCTTGCCACACGCCGTCGATGCGCGCAGGCTCGGCGTTCTTGTGCGTGCTCGACAGGTCGCGGTAGAGGAAACCGTGCGGGTCCGACTTCAAATTCACGACCTTGCCGATGACGACGTCGTTCTCCTGGACGATGGAGTGCTTTTGGGGAATTCCATTATCCTGCAAAGCAGAGTACGAGGTGTTCTTGTACCCGCGCGTCGACTCCTGACGGGGTTTCGAGAAGCGCTCCTCACGACCGCTCGCGACGTTGCGGTGCTCTTCGTCCTTGTACACGGTGTAGTACAGTCCGCGCATAAACCCGCGATTGAGCGATCCGCGGTTGAGAATGACGGAATCCTCCTGGTTGTACCCGCCGTAGCAGGCGATGGCGAGAATGGCGTTGGCGCCGCAGGGCATTTCCTCCATTTTGAGGATCGACATGATCTCGTTCTCCACGATCGGGCGCATGGGCGAGCACAGAATGTACCCGTTCTTGTCAATCCTGCGGTGGTAGTTCGAGGCGTAGAGGGACATGGCCTGCTTCGCCATGGCGGACTGGTATGCGTTTCTGGGCGACTGGTTGTGGTTCGAGAGCGGAATGATGGACGCCATGTGACCCAGAATCATCTGCGGATGAATCTCACAGTGCGTGTGCTGCGACGTCACTTCGGACGGAAACATCGCGATACGAATAGTTTCGGACTCGCTGGAATCGACGTACTCGATGCAGGTCTTGACCCAGTTCATCCAGTCGAGGGCTTGCTCTCCCGTGGGGCGGGGCAGCAGAGCGCCGTTCACGACGCGGAAGAGGGGACGCACGAGACGACCTGCGTCGGTTTCTATGACGATGCGCTTCTCGAGAATGTTCCAGGCGATCGAGACCTGCGGGTGAATGCGCGCCGAATACTTTGCCGCCTTCAGAACTCCGTGGACCACGTCGGGGTGCTGCGTGTACCCGAGAATTGCGCCGTTCACCAGGACGGCAACCTCGCCCGTCGTCCACAGATTCTCCAACCACGTGAACTCGGGAATCTCGCGGAGAACATTGAGAATGACAAAGGACGGCACGTGGCCAGTGAGGGTCGACATGAGACTCATGGTCTTAACGATGCCGACCGAATGACCCTCGGGAGTTTCGACGGGACACACGAAGCCCCACGAGGATCCATTCAGTTTGCGAGGCGCCAGCAGCTTTCCCGACTTTTCCACGGGCGTCTGTATGCGGCGAATGTGTGAGAGCGTCGCGTTGTAGGACATGCGGTTCAAGACCTGCGACACGCCCGACTTGGTCGCGTTCGACAGCGAGGTAGAATTGGACGTCCCGAGACCCTGGACTGTAAAGTTGCCCGTAGCGAGCGCCTGCTTCAACTTTCCCTCGATGGACGAGACTTTCAGAATCTTGTAGAGGTTGCTGAGCGTGAGGCACTCGAGCGGGCGCCCCGCCTTCTTCCAGTTGTCGTTATTGATTTCGTGAACGAACTTGCTGCGGATATCCTTGCAGACCTTCTGAAAGAGTTGGCGGAATAGATGGGTCAGCAGCGCGCCCGTAGTGACGACGCGCTTGTTGGGGTAGGCATCGCGGTCGTCCTGTCCGAGAGACCCCTCTGCGATCGCCAGCAGTTTGCGGACCATCGCGGCGAGCGTCTTCGCCTTGCGCGCCTGCAGAATCACCGAATCCAGCGGGTGCTCGCCAGCGAGCTCACAGTGCGGCAGGAACTCTGTCCGCAGTAGACCTATCACGTGCGGCGTCTTGTCCTCCGCGGCGGGGGGGTACTGCAGGTGGTGACTCAAATACTCGATAGCCTCTTGCTGCGTGAAGACGCCGATGTCCGCGCACTCCTTGAACGACGCCGCGAGGTAATCGTCCGCGCTGGGCAGCTCGAGCAGTCGGTGGACGTCGCGGTCGCGAAGAACGCCCATGCACCTGAAGAAGACCATCAGCGGAACGTCCTCGCGAAAGCGCGGAATGCATACGTGGAGTGGGTATCCGAGTCCGTTGAACTTTGCGGAAACGCGAATCTCGAGTTTTTTCGGGGGTAGGGTGAAACTCTCGTGGAGGCTCTTCATTTCGACGCTGTGAGAATACTTGGTCGTGGTTTTCTTGTTGGTGAAGACCATGATGCGGTTGTCCGCGACCTTTTCCTGTGAGAGAATGATCCGCTCGCCGCCGTGGATGATAAAGTATCCGAAGGGATCGTGCGTGCACTCGCCGACATCTGCGAGTGAGAGCGGGTAATCCCTGAGGACACACAGCGACGAACCGAGCATGACGGGGATCTTGCCGAGCGAAATACCCTCGAACAGTTTCTGCTCTTCCTTGAACTCGGACAGCGTCGGACCCGAATACGAACGGACCACGAGTTTAATATCGACAAACATCTGTGCTGCATAGGTGAAATTGCGGATGCGGGCCTCGTGCGGCAGCATCTGCTTCAGACGCCCCGTCGCTTCCTGGATGCGCGGTTTCATGTAGGTCACGTTGTCCATCGACAAACGGAACTCGTACTTGTACTTTTTCGTTGCCTCATCTTGTTCGTGCCAGACCACAATCGGGGGAGTGGAGCGAAGAATGAGCGGGAGTTTGTTGTAGAGGAAGTCTTCGTAGGGTTCAATTTGCGACTCGCTGAACCGAGAAATTCCCTGCTTGCGGAAGTATGCTCGAACTGCGTCCATCTCTTTGTTACCCACCCCTTCGCCGTAAATTTGTATCCATTTTGTATAAGAGTGTATGTCGTCGGGATTAACAATCAATAAGATGGGCGAGAGTGATGTATTCAGCAGGCCTGGATTGGTAGAACATATCCCAATCCCAATGGCACCTTTTCCGTCAGGCCCAGGTGTGGCAGGCGACACCTTTAAAACAGGAGGTAAGCGCAGGCGCCGTGGTACGACCAAGACCTTTCCGAAAGGCATTTTGCGTCGCACGTCACGGATTCTTCCTACGTCGAACCCTACCACGCCACTGGTGGCGACTAAGGGCGGAAAAACTCGCCGCCACCGCCTGCGGTTGACGACTCCGAAGGGTGCCGAAAAGACGCGCAAGCAGGTTCATGCGCGCGCGGAGAAGACGGATATTAAGACCATTCGCGAAAAACTCGAACAGCGAGGTATCGTAGGCACTAAGAAAAAGATCCCTGAAAAGATGCTTCGAATTTTGTATGCGAACTCGGTCGGAGCAGGACTTCTTTCTTGATTCCGTAATACAAATCGGCAATGACAAAACACTGGGGACCCCTTGGGTGGGCGACCCTCCATTCTGCTGCCGCATGTTACCCAGATGTCCCATTGGATTCTGACAAGTATACGCTTTACCGTTGGATGAATGCATTTCGCGAAACCATTCTATGTCCATCCTGTCAAGCACATTTTGCGGGAATGTTTGATTCGTATATTCACAGATTTCCGAACTGGTGGGATTCTCGAAAAGATGTTTCCGAGTTTGTCTTTCGCGCGCACAATACGGTGAATGCGCGTACGAGCAAGCGAGTCTACTCTCTGGCTGAAAGCGTTGCTGAACTGGAGCGAGTGTTTCCCGCTTCACGTTGTAAAGAGATTCGGATCTATTATCTCAACTACATTCGCCAGGACTGGATGAAGAATATAACGATCGAAGGCATCGCAAGTTTCACAAAGTTGAAAGATCTTAACGGCATAGAGTCAGAGTACTGGGCGCGGCGAACAGCATTTCAATGGGCCGATTTACTGCAGTTTGAATCCGAAATGAATGTTTCCCCCCTCGCAGAGCACCTCAGTTCTTTCAATGCAGCCTCGGGAATTCCAAAGATCACCGCACCTGCGAAGGGGTTTTCTCTGAAGTTGGGAAAAATTGGCGGACTTCGGAGTCTGCGGTGAACCTTGGCAGCGAAATGCGGGGGTCAGACTCCCATGCAAATTTCCGCATCCACGGCGTGCGCATCGTTTCAGTGGTTTCATCGTAGAGTTCGTCTGGAAACAAAACCCGTTTTTTCGCGGTGCGCAAGGATGCGGACGGCAAAATAAACTGGAGCTGCTTTGTTATCGTAAATGCAGGTTCTTTCTTTTCAAACGTAGGAATCTCTTCGGGAAACCGCAGAATCTGCGATACGAGCGGGGCTTCGGGATAGGAGTATACGTAATTCCAGTCGCGAGCATTGTTGGTCGTAAAGTAAATCATGGTCCAGTGAAAGCACTTCCAAAAATCACGAACAACTGCCGACATTTCGGTGGGTCCGTCCAGTATATGACTCACGTACCGAGCTTCAAAATGCTTCATGTCACTCGAAATGATCGCGGGATGTTTCTCGTGGCGCTCTTTGTATACGCTCTGCTCAACCGCCCGCGCAAAGTTCAGAAAGTGTGCGCGCCCTACGGGGGTCAGCATGTCAGGTTTTCCCGACTGGGCGTGCAGTTCGAGAGCCCGCTCGTGCCCTCCTTCGCGCAACGAAAACATACCCAGCGGCGGCATAAAATCGTTTCCGAAACAGAGCACGCACATGGCTACGTACTGCGGAACGGGCATGGGCAGAACTTTGGCGAGTTCGCGGATCGACAGCATCGAAAACCCCGACGCCTTGATCTGGAAATCAGGGTTCTCGCGGAGGAGGCGCACGTTGGGGTGGGGCAGGGAAAGCAGAATCAAGTCGGCGTCCAGACCGTAAATGACGGTTTCCTCGCCCTTTTTCATATTTTGAAAGATTTTGTGCTCTCCTTCGCCTGGGTCGGCAGTGCACGACACCTCGATTTCGGGGAAGCGGGCGCGCACGGCGGTCGCTAAGTCGCGCATGTAGGGCGTCCCTGGCGAGATCTGGTGTCGGTCAAAAATAGGCGCAACTTCGGCAGTTGACTTGCGGAAGCGACGGTAGCGCTGCTGCACTATCTTGGCGTAGGGCACCAGACCGTCCATGGCAATAAACACGCGATCGGCAGAACACACGTCCCGCAAAATCATATGGATCGCCTCGAGGACGCTCTCGATCGGTCGAGCATCGTCGAGGTAGTTGTGGATAAGACAGTTAAAGTCAATACCGAGAAATGCGACGTTCACTTTGGATTTAACTCGTTGTGCGATGCGTGCATGCTTACGAATGAGACTGGCAAAATAGTACGGTATACCCATTATGTATATTTTCGTCGTGTATGTAAACAATGAGCGGAAATACTCAACTCGGTCAGGCGCAACCTTCATTCCTCTCGAGAGTTTGGGGGTATGTTATAGTGGTACCCACGTACATCTGGAAGTTTATCGTCTCGATCCTCGACTACCTGAAGAACTTTATCTGTGCAGGAACATTCTGGAGTTATCTAGCACTTCTAGCACTCTTGGTTTCCACGGGTACATTCATTGGTCTTTATTTCAGGACAAAAGAACTCACACCCAAATGTCCCTCGTGCCCCAACTCTGCTGCCGCAAACAACATGCTCCAGTCTTCGGGAACGTTCAAGATCTCGCCTGCTTAGAACCCACCTTCCATCAAGTCGCGCTGGAACGAGCGCGACATCGTGTAGGCGTCCGTGGGCAGCAAGTACAACTCCCCGACTTTTGCAGACTCTGAAAAGATTCGGTTCTGCACAAGTTCCCACACCGTAGTAGGAAAGACGGAATACAGCACACTGCTGTTGATGTACCGCCCCGCCCGCCGAATGAATGTCTGAAGGTCGTCAAAATTGTACACGAAGCATGTGTACTCGGGATACTCGATTGTGTTCTGGCTTATCGGAAGTTTCCGAATGAGTTCGGCAGGTACGTCTATCACGCCAAACAGTTCTTCAATCGTCTCCCGAAGTGCTGTTTCTGTCCGCGACTCGCCGTCTTGCGATTTCCCCCCGAACCCTCCTATTTTTCGTGTTTTGGTTTGGTACCCCGCCAAAACACGAATTCCGTCCATGAACATGCACCCTGCGCCTGGCATCTGAATGAAAACGAACGGGGTAAGTAAATGCCTACGGACACCGCACGAATGAAGGTGTACAACCCTAGTATTCTATCATTCTAGCATCTGGGTTAAATGTGCTAACAATGGCAGGTATGTTACTCTCGGATACACCTATTTCGTCGCACAAGGATAGTGCAATACAATCATATATAATATCATTTCCCAAGTTAGTGCCAATATTGGATAATTGAGGTATAGAATCGCCTTCATTATTAATTCTACTTATATCTCTAATATAATGGACCGTTCCGAATACTTCTTCAGCATAATTAATATAAAAATTAACATCTGTTGCAATAAAAACATTATATTTTTTCCATTTCGCGTCTAAAACTAGCTTTAGATCTACCAATCGGTCCTTAATACTTTTACTAAGATACCAAGGGCAATGGGCATGTTTTTGTCCAAGAGAGCGTATATGTATACCTATGACAGGCAGTGAGTTTGATCGAATGCTGTTAATGTATCCTGCTATATGATCTCCAATTCGCACTTTGAAATATTTATTAAAATGACAGATATACTCTTTAGCTGCAGAAAATTGCATGGGAGGGATTTTTCCTGTAAAAAAAGGCATACCGTCAATCGGCATAGAATAAATAAAAAATATTTTATGTGTACTCATATCAATGTGAGATACGCTGTAGGAAAAGTATTTAAAAAAAGAATTATTCAAAGACGTGTCGTGATATTTGAAATTACGTGTATTCATGCAAAACATCGGCAATACATGTGCTGTTTTATTAATAGAATGTAAATAATACATATTCTGCATAAATACTGTTAATGCAGATCCAAACCCACTGGGCCAATTTATTAGATAAATAATTATTTTATCTTCATCCTTAAACTGTTTATTACATTCGATAAACTCATTAATATTCCTATAGACTGGATTATTATTTAATGGATAATTCTCATACGGTTGTGTCATTTTATGTTATTATTACGCGTTATGTAAATCAATCCAGCTCTTGAATCGTTACGGAAAGCGAGTCTGTAAACAACTGAATGAAAACGAACGGGATAAGTAAATGCCTATGGACACCGCAAGAATGAAGATCTCTGGTGTTTTACAGCTCACAAACCGAACTCTCTACGGCATGACGGGGCGGCACGTGCCCATGTACCTCTTCACGCCACTGAACCGCGACTTTCCGCCGATGACGGTCGCATCGACCGAGCGCGACAAGTCCTGCAACAAACTCGCCATAGTCGAACCCATTGAGGATCAAAAAGAAGGTGTACTGCGCCGCGGCGCATTGTGCGGCTTCATCGGCAACTGCGGCGACCCTGCTGCCGAGCGCAAGGCGATTCACCTGGCGTACTCTCCCGTCGCATGGAAGCACTTTCCGATGATTATCGAACCCGCCGACCACGACATTATTCTCGACGTTCCCACGACCATCAATATCGACCCGCCTGGATGTGTCGACATTGACGACTGCATCTCGATCTGGGATGAGGACGGTATAACCAAGGTCGCCATCACCATCGCGGACGTCGGTGAGTGGGTTCTCAGCAATCCCTGGATGATGTTTGCGGAACATATGGGGCAAACGCTGTACGACGAACATGGCGGAATCGTGCGGTCCCTCTTCCCGCACGAGTACCGCATGTCCCTAATCCCAGGTCAGAAACGACTCGGAATCGCCCTGATGTTTGACTGGGCCGACAATGCGCCCGTAAACCTACGCTTCCGCGAGGTGACGATCTTCAACAAGACGAAGCATACGTACGACTCCATCTACACGGCCACAGACTTCCCCGTGGCCACTCTGCGCGAGATTTGCGAGACGATTGGCGGGATGGCTCTCGACGACTCGCACAAGTGGGTCGAAACCCTCATGATGTTCTACAATATATCGCTTGCCAAGCACCTTATGGCGACGGGGCGTGGCGGGATCCTGCGGGCCCACGACGCGCCCGCCCATGAAAAAATGGTAAAGTACGCCCGTCTCGGACTGCCTGGTCATCTCGCCATGTCGTCGGCCCGCTATGCCGACATGTCTACGTGCGAGGAGCACTACGCCATAAAATCCGTCTACTGCCACGGAAGTTCCCCGATCCGTAGGTGGGTGGATGTCGTGAACCAACTCTGCTTGAAGGACAAGTGCCCAGGCGCAGACATTGAGTTGTGCAACACACTCCAGTCCTATGGAAAGCAGCACCAGCGCGATCTGGCGCTGCTCTCTATAACGGAAAAATATGCAGGAGTATCGGTGGGCGGGGTGGCGATTTCGGGGACGCGTGTATGGGTACCCGACTGGAACCGCATGATTAGTGTGATGAATGACTGCGAGGAGGGGGCGAATGTGCGCATAGACTTTCATGTGGACATGAGCAAACCCACGTGGAAGCGGCGCGTCGTATTTCGGTGCTCGTAGTCTAGTATTTCTCCTCATCAGTGTACCGCCAGTCGTGGCGGATTTCGCAGGATTCCGAGCAGAAGGAGTCGTTCTCTGGACCAAGACGAACGCCACACCCCTTGCAGTACCCGTAGTACAGAGCGGGTTCGAGGCGCGCAATCAAGACCTTCCTGCATTTTTCGCGTTCCTCCCGACTCTGGAACTCCGTTGCCTTCTTCAACTCGTCGTCAATCATGTGATACACGTTCATCGGGGTGCGCTCGTTCTCCTTCATGCCGAGAATGTTGTAGCAGCAGTTTTGGTAAATCTTGCCGTACGGTCCCGTGTAGAGGAGTTCCTCTGCTGTCTTTTCTGCCATTCTATTCTTACTATTCCCTCCGCCATTTTCGCAGAATCCGTTTTGAAGAGTTAGATGGACGAAATCGGGCGCATCGACTGCAAGAACGACGAATGTATTGTGTACTGGGACTCGGAAGAAAATACAGCGCGCATTCAAATGGATCACGACTTTATGCGATTGGGCAACGAATGCTCGGTCCAGCAGACTCTGGAACATATATTTGGAGTCAAAAAGAATATCGGCGACCTCGTGCTAAATCGCACGCGGCCTGGTATACCGCACGAGTTCGCGTTCGTAGGAAACTCTACATGGAAACAAATTATGGAACGTAAAGTGCACGTATGGTTCCGCGTTTACAACGTGGACTTGGCGGCCTGAAACTCGCGCATGAGTTCGTCGCGCTTCTCCTGCTGCGTGTCGTCGGGGTATAATTTGAGCAACTTCTCGGGGAGGAGGAGCTCGTAGTTCTCGAGGTTCTCGGGGGTCATATACGAGAGCCTGTTGCGGTAGTGCTCTGCCGCGCGCCCGTCGCTGTAGAGGAAGTGCGCGCCGCCTGGGGGCAGGTCCCAACTCGTGCCCCACCCTGCGGTGAGACGGTACTCGCGCAGGCCGTACTTGGCGATGAAGTGCAAACTCCGCATGGTCCTGCCGTAGGACGCGCCGCTGTGACCCGTGTGCAACTTACTTCCGATCTCGGTCAGAGTGGGTTCTGGGTCCGCAAACATGAACCCCTTCATGGGGTCGACATAGTACCCCCGCAAGAACTCCCACCCACCCTCGACTGCATCAACGGCACGGATCCCGTCCTCTATATCCGCGCGCTCATAGTCGCCGATAAACTTGGACAGATTCAGTTCGCGTGCAACCTCTTCAAACTTCTGCGCCATTGTATGCTTTCAGACCGTCGGAGCGCCATCCGATCCGTTTTATTGAACGCAAAAATGTATTTTTGTTTTGCCGTCTCATTCGCTCTCTCCCCAGAGGCAGTAATCGAATACACTTATGCTTCGACGGCGGTTTTTGGGTTATATGAATTTTTATAGTTTTTAGATATCCATGGTGGTGATGCGCGCGATGATCGCGGCGAGGCGACCCACGATGTTGGCGGGTGACTGCTGCCCCGCGTGCATGTGGTCGAGCGCGTCGTCTATGAGTCCGAGTTCCATCTCGGACGCGACCAGGCGGTCGCTCAGGCGGTTCAGCGCTTCCCGATCGCGCTTCTTCTGCTCCTCCGCCACGTGCGCGTCCACGCGCTCCCCCAGCGAGACTAGGCGCTGTGCGACCTCGGCCATCGTCGGCAGCGCCACAGGCGGCGGTTCAAACAGGTGCTCGTCCGCGTCGTAGTCGTCGTGGCGCTCGCGGTGCGGGTAGACCTCCGCAGGCGCTGCTGGCGCGGCAGCGACGGGCGCCCATGTAGGGACGGGCGGCGCAGGGAACAACCCGAGATCGACCTCGGGAACCACCACGAACGCTGGAGCGGGCGCTTCAGCAGCAGCAGCAGCAGTCAGCGAGTCAATCAACTGCTGGCGTGCGAGTCCGAGCATCCATTCGGGCGCGCAGTCCTTTTCATCGTTCGAATACAGCGCGTTGGCGCTTGTGCCGTGCACTACCCTGATCGCGTTGACGAGCGCGTGCTGCTCGCAACTGCCCATCACATACTGCTGGACGAAGTGCACGGGGCGCGTCAACTTGAGGTCGTCCACTGGAATTCCCGCCGTCTTCGCCAACCACTCGAGCGCCTTCTCGCGCGGCATGCGCTTCGGGGGCGGGTTGCGCAGGGGCATCCACTGCCGCGCGCGTTCCTCCTCGAACGCCTTTACGACATTGCGCACGCGGGCCGCAGGCCAGTTCTCCTGCGATACTTTCTCGATCCAATCTGTGCTTGACATCTTCTGGTTCTTCTTGCGTGTCTTTCTTGAAAATCTCTCGATATAACTTTGGGGGAAGTTATATGTGTGTCGTGGGGGCGGTTGGTAGCCGTAGGGCAGCGCCGATCCGTTTTGGTCAGTGATACTGATGAAAACGGATCCGTGAAACTCTGGGAAGGTGGACAGCGGCGAACGACGACGAGCAGAGCACCCCACTCTGTCTCCCCAGCGTAGAAAGCGAGTAGACGTAGAAGAAGTAGCAAGCAAGAAGCAAGCAAGAAGAATGGCAGCAGCAGAGTGGACGATGGAATTGGGTCATATGGCGATATTCGGCGACAGCGGTGCGTCAGGAGCGGTGCGGGATCCCGAGACGGAGCAGGAGATCTACGAGCACATCCTGAGGCAGCAGATGGAGGAGGAGGAGGCGGTAGAGGACGAGGAGGATTCGGTAGAGGTTGGGTTGTTGCAGGTCATCAACTTCTACACGGGTAATGTGGTTGCCGAGACGGAGATCTGGTTGCTCGACGAGTCGCACCGCCACGAGCACTTCGACCACAACGTCGATCGGCGGGGCAAGTTCCTCGCGTTCGAGGGCGTGCGGGATGCCGACGGGTCGCGCTTCAGGGTTCACATTGAACTCGGCGAGACCGTCCGCGAGACGCTGCCGCTCATTGGCGCGTGCGCGTACCGCGGCGACGTTCCGGGTTCGGCGATCGAGTACGTGGTGGACCAGATAAACACGCCGGACATCATAAACTCGGTCGTCCTCGAGCGCGAGTGCGACGACGGCGACAGCATGACCTGGCGCGAGGTCCTGCTGACGAAACCCGTGGCGTGGACGCACCCCACACACATAAACGTGCAGATGTCGATGCGCAACCCACACGCAGTGGTGGTCTCTGCCGCGGCGGCGGCGCAGTAAACATAAAAACAAGCAAAACAAGCAAAAAGAAACATAATGTGGCGCCGAAGCGTAAGTCTATTCGGTTAGTGCCTGCCTCTCCCGTGGGACGGAGAGGTAACGAGCAAATGAGGCGCCTATATTTTTGCATGACTGCGCCGGCGCTTTGTCTGCGCCCTGTGTGCGCGCCTGCGCTTGCGTGTTGTTTTTCTATGGCGCTTTCCTCCGTCCGCGGGACGTTGTCCAGGATCTAGTTTCACACCTTCTATTACAGGTGCAGGCGCTGGTATCGCCGCGGATAATTTAACCCTCAGTCCTAACGGTCTTCGCGCAAGCAGAGGTTCCGCAGGCGCAGGCGGCGCTGCTCCCGCTGCTGGTGCCGGTGCCGGTGCCGGTGCCGGCGCTGCTGCTGTACGCGCTGCTTCTGCTTGTAATTCTTTCAAAAAACGGTCGCCATACGCTTCGGCAGGTGCTGCTGCTGATCTTTCCATTGCTGCTACCGCATCTGCTTCTTTTTTCTCGCGACTTTCCCGTACCAGTCTTTGAAAGGGAGTTTCACGTGGGGCAGATGCTGCTGCTGCTGCTTTTCGCTCGTCTTCTTCCCGTTTCATTCTTTGAAAGGCAGTTTCAGGTAGGAACGACCCCTTTCCTTTCGGACCTTCTGCTCGCGGCGCTGCTGATGCTGCTGCTAGTTTCTTCACACTACCAGTAAGTACCGACTGAAGTTTACCCCGACTCGCAGTATCTCTTCCTTCAAGTTCGGCAAGTCGCGCCCTTATCATTGCGTCGTTCTCACCAATGAAGTCGTTGGTTACAGGTGGTAGTTCTTTGTAGGGAGGAATACCACGCAACATAGTACTAGTTGAAATTTTAATAAGTTCAGATTTACCAGTTGTGTAAGTAATGTCTATTTTCATCACCAAGTAAGGGGAGTCTTTCAGAGTAAACCTAATACTTCTAATAGTAGGTCTGTCAATAATAGTTAAGGCGCGCAGAATTTCAGAAATCCATAAAATATTCGTAGTATGCCTAATAGATTCCTCCTGTTCTCTACGATATCTATCCGAGCTATCGCCTCTGTTCGTAGCCATCTTAAATTTATCAAAAAATGGTCTCTGATCCTCTATTCGGGCGTTTTTACATCGTTCTAATTGCGCAAGAATACTACTCCATGCGATCGGGGGTTCTAAAAGGTAATTACCTGCTTTGCTGACGTATCCCGTTGTAGCAAGAAAGTTTAAGTATGCAGTAAGTCTTCTAAAATCGCTTCTGCAGTAATCTTCTCCGTGATGGAGTTTTCTTTTTAGTTCTGGTTTTGCATCTTCCTCCAGAGATTTGGCAGACTTAAGAAAAGGCATCGGATGCGGAGGAGGAACGGCGCCAGACATGCACTTATTCATGGTTGTGAAATACTTCAAAACGGATCGGTCCGTCTGCCCGCCGGTCTGTAGCATACGACGACTACGAGAGACAGCAAGAAAATGACGAGCCAACCCTCCTTCCTGAACATGCCAAACTACAAGTACCAGAACGAAGATGACGACAGCAACTTTCAACCGACCTACATCCACATCGGAACGATGCACCTGCTCGGCGAACTGCAGGGCGTGCGACTGTACAGATACTACACCGAGCGCGACCGACTGCGCGTGGTCGCGGACTTTGGCAATGGCGAGTACATGGACTTTGACTGCGAGCAGCAACTGCATTTCAGTTTGCTGCTCACGGCGTGCATGATCATGAACTGCGCGTACGACAGCGCGCGCGGTCAGGGCATCTCGGTCCGTCTGATGAACATCTTCTACACGGAGCGCACGGACCGATCGTACGAGATCACGAAGCGCGACCATCTGGAAAAAATCAAGGTTCTGTCATGGTCTGACCTCATCGAGGGCCTGCACTGGCGCACGATGACGATTACCTTTGACTGCACGGTCGTTCAGTAGTAAAAATTTATATTAATGTCTCCGTGTTCCTCGGCGCCGCCGAACTGCATGTTTTTTGGTCTTTCCTCCAAAAAGACCATGTAATTCTAGTTGGCGCCGCTCATAGGATGTTAGGTCCTTGTTATTTTTTTGAGCGGGTGCGGCGTGTTGTTTCTTGGTGTGGCGGGCGGGCTTCTTGGCGCGCAGAGACTTCTCGGCCAGTCGGCGTATCTCTGCTGCAGCAGATGCGATGGGGGATGCTTTCTTCGACGTCATTTATTTAACGCACACAAATTACATCGTCAGGTAGAGACTGGCGGGGACAACGACATCGCGCACGAGCGTGAAGTCGCGGAGGACCTCCAGCATCTCGAGGTCCTGCTTGTAGGTCGCCAGCGTCGTCCACTCCTGCAGAATGGACTGGACTTTAAGAATCGCCTTCACGAAGTTGCCCTCGTACAGTTCGTACGTGATACAGATCGATGCCAAGGACCTTCCGTCACCGGTCGCGCCCTTCGCCCACTCGTAAATCGGCACAATCCAGAACGCACTCACCTCCCAGTACTCCTCGGGACTCTTCGTGACCTCTTGCGAACGCAGGTGGTCGCGGATGGCGAGCAGGCGCTGGTACTGCAGCCCCACCTCGCGCGGGACGTCGGGAGAATAGTCGTGGGGATCTGGGTCGACGAAGCACGCCAGGAGCGCGCAGATCTCGGGCGCGCCCAGTCCCTCGCACAGTTTGACGCTGTACCCTACCGCCATCAGCAGAGGGTGGCCCTCATTAACCTCGGACGCCATGATGCCAGTATCTGACAGTTTACCCTCTTCGATAAACTTCATGGCGCAGAGGTTCTGGATGAACGGCATCTCGACGTGCCGCAGTTTTTCGATGAGGGCAGAGTTGTAGGCGATCTTGCCCTGCGTCACCTTGCACTGCTTGTAGTGCTTCCACCCGTTGTCCCAGCGCGGACCAAAGTGCGTGTTCTTCCACGTATCCAACTTGCGCTGCCAGTCTTTTCGGTCGGACGGCCCGCTGAACCGCAGGTTTTCCTCAATACTCTCCCGATTGTGAAATTCGGCAGAGTCCAGGCAGAGCACCGAGTTCTCGAGTTCGCGGTTCTGGTCCTCCAGCATCTCGATTTCCGCGAGGCGCGAGGAGTACCAGAAGGACTTGCGGGCAATATCGTCATAGCCTACATTCCCGTTGGACTGCATGCACTTGATGATGTAGTCGTAGTGGAAGTCCATCTTGGATTCCAGGGACTGCGCGCGTCCGAGCATCATCGTCTGCACGTCCTCGACACTCTCAGGGCGGTGAGCGGGCAAGTATAAGACAAGTCCCTCGGTATCCTTGCCCCGCCGCCCCGCGCGCCCCGCCATTTGAATATACTCGTGCGGACGCAGCATCCGCAGCTGTCCCCCGTCATCGACCTTGCGGTACGACGTGAATACGACGGTTTTCGTGGGCATGTTGATCCCGACGGCGAAGGTTTCTGTCGCAAACAGCACCTTGACAAGACCGCGCGAGAACAGGACCTCGACAATCTCTTTCAGCAGGGGCAGGAGACCGCTGTGGTGGAACGCCACGCCTTTTTTCAGCAGGCATAGAAGCGCGTAGTACTGTCCGATGTTCTCGAGTTCCTTCTTGTACCTGCTCAGGTGGAATCGCACGATGTTTCCGACGTCGGCAGACTCGCTCTCCGAAAGCAGGTTCCCCTCGATGTTTGCAGCATACTGTTCGGACTGCTTGCGCGAGAACACGAAGAACAGCGCGGGCAGCAGCGAGTTCAGACTGAGAGATTCCGTGAGGCGGTTCATGCGGTGCATGAAACTCTGAATCCGCACGGTTCGTTCAACGGGCGCGTCACCGTCCTCGCGACTGCGGACCGCTTCGGCGAGTTTGCGCTGCTCGTCGTCGTCGCGCTTCAACTTGCGGAGGTAGGCCATATACGTTTCGCGATGAAACCTGTTGCTCGGGTCCATGATCACTTCGTACTGCTCTCCGATGGGAATGCAGTGCTTCAGGGGGACAACGCGGTGCTCGGTGGAGATGAGGTGGACGGGGCGCTTCTTGAGGTCGCCCACCCACTGCGCGAAACGCTCGGGGCTGTCGATGGTCGCCGAGAGCATGACGATGTTTACGGAGGGCGGCAAGAGCATGATGCACTCTTCCCACACCTTGCCGCGGTCGGGGTCGTTGATGTAGTGCACCTCGTCAAACACGACCGAATCAACGCCGTCCATCGAAAGCGCAGCAGTCGCACCCAGTCCCTCGGTGGACGCGCCCTGTTTGAACAGCAGGTTCCGCAGGATCTCGGTCGTCATCACCACCACATCGGCGTGCGGGCAGAACTTGATGTCTCCCGTCATCACGCCGACGCGCGGTCCGTAAATCTCCTTCAAGTCGCTGAACTTCTGGTTGGTAAGGGACTTGATGGGCGTCGTGTAAAACGCGCGCTTGCCTTTCGAAAGGGAATGCTCGATCTGGTACTCGCCCACGAGCGTCTTTCCGCTGCCCGTCTTGGCCGTGACGAGAACGTTCTCGTCGTGCTGGATCGCGTAAATCGCCTGCTTTTGAAACGTATCCAGGGGAAAGGTGTACTTTGTCTCGACGACGGGAGTGTCGCGGGGAATCTTCAGCATTCTAGTGTATGAATTAGATCAGCTTGGAAAAAGTGTATCCGTTTTAGAGTAAGTATGTACAAGTTCCCGCGTCGTTTCAGTAGATCCTACTGCAAAAGGACGAAGTGTGCAAAGATGGGGTTCACCCAGCGCGCGTCGTGCCGACCGTACAAGAACTGCTATCGCCGAATGGGCACCCGAAAGAATAAAACTCGTTAGAGTACAAATGGAACCTGTCGCGCCTGCTTCTGCTCCGCCTGCACAAAAGAAATGGTATGAGTTCTGGAAGTCCGACCCAGCCCCCATGACGGCGGGTCGGCGGCGGGGACGGCGCGATAAGAAGCGCGGCACGCTCAAACTAAAAAAGCGAGGGGGGCGGAAGACGCGCGCAGTACGACGGCACTGAGTAGAAGTACAACCAGTACCACGGACCGAGAACGATTGCAGTGAGCACACCGATGAACTTTTCTCCGAAATTTCCCGTGAACCCTATGCACCAGAGAGACATGACGAATCCCGCGAGACCAAAAAGAACCCAGACTACAATGAGAATCATCGAAAAGACCTGAAGCGGGGTGATTGACGCACCTGTGGAAGAAAACACATCTGTAATGGATTTGAGGGCTCCTCCACTCTTGGTTGTTTTTTTGCTCTCGCCCGTAAGAGATGACGATTCGGGAGTGCCAGTGGTGGTAGGTGCCGTGCTTGCGACGGCGTTTGTGGACGCGGGCGGGGGGTTTGGGGGTGGAGGCGGCGGGATAGTTCCTCCAGACGGCGGAGGGATATCCGCGGCGGGTGCAGGTCTGGAGTCTGGCATCTATCTATACTTATACTTTGCCGAGGAATTTCAGGCGCGCCATGCGAACCTCTTCTTCTGACATCTTTTTTGGCGGCGGCGGCGGGGCTACTGCGTCTGCTGCTCCAGCACCCGCTAGAACGTGCCCCGTGACGCCGCACATTTTCAACCAGTCCTCTTTCGATACGCCCTGCAGTTTGCGGAGGCATATCGACAGATCTTTCGGAGTCTTCTTTCCCATGTGGCGGACGTAGGCGCAGTTCGTCATCACCACGAACTTCTCCCACGGCCCCGTGCGCATACAGAGCGCGTAGAAGGTCGACAGCGCTTTCCACGTCACGATCTTGAGCTTTGCGGTTTCTTGCTTCTTGTACTTGCACTGGACCGCTATATACTTGCCCTTGTGGCGCGCCACGAGGTCTATGCCCACATCGCGCCGCTGCATCCCGAGTTTCGTCAAGACCTCTTCGGGAACGTCCTCGAGCAACCACACGTCTTCGTACCCCTGTATGTGCCGCAAGTACTCGACGCAGAAGTCCTCAAACATGTCTCCGCGGATCTTCTTGTTGTCGCGCGTGCGCATCTCCACGAAACTGTGCGCAGGCGCGTCGTAAAACTTCCTGCACTCTTCTTCGAACGCATCCCACAAATTCGTGGGCGACCTAAGAAATATCTCGTGAAGTTTCTTTGCTATCTCGCTCGCCATCCTGTCATGCAAAAAAGACATTACTACATTAACGGAATCCGTTTTTGATCTCTTTACAAGTATCTAAGTAATATACTTAATGCATTGGATATACATTTTAGAGTGCGAAGACAACTGTCTGTATGTTGGAGAAACGACTCGTCTCTATCGAAGGTTTTGGGAACACTGGGGTGGAGAAGGGGGTGTGAATACTCGAGTTTACAAACCTATACGTATTGCTGCAATCTACAAAGTTCAGACTATTGGAAAATTTGAAAATTACGACTACGACACTGATTGGGCGATAAATAACGACCCTAAAAATGAACGTGGGAAATACAGCAAATGGAAAATGATTAATTTTGAAGATGACAAGGAGGGGTGTTATAACAACTTGGATGTCGAGAACTACATTGCAGATTTGTTGATATTGAAATACGAAACGTCTCGTAAAATACGGGGTGGAAAATACACTCGTGACGACTGTCATTATAAGAAACCTGAAGACGCAACGGATAGACTACCGTTTTGCGAGTGTGGATATCCGTGCGATGTAAAAAAGTGCAAGGACAAAGACGCCTTATACTTTCGCTGTGCAAGGAAAAATATGTGGGAGGGGTTTCGAACTAGTTTTGACTGCGAAGAACCGTGTAAGTTTTATAAAGAATATACCCACGATGAAACCCTGCGCCGCATATACTTTTGGAAACCACGATCGTTCATTGCCAGAAGAATTTTGAACGATGAAACTAAAGATATCGTTTAAATTTTAGAAGTTGAGCATCAGGTATCCCCTGTACACGCAGTCGAACGCGAGCGTGTCTCCCTTGTTGAAATCCAGTTCCATGCGCTTGACGTGCTCCCCCCGCCACGCGCGCTGGAGGAACTGCGCGTAGACGTCGCGGTACACGATGTCCTCCTCTTTGGCCCACAAGTCCTCCAGTTCATCGACGCTCAGCGGTTCCTGGTAGACGTGGTAGATGAACCACAGGAGACTGCCGAGGGTTCCCCCTGGAAACTCGCGCTCGATGATTGAATTCGGGCGCAGAACCGCGTGCGGCATGCGGATCGTGAACGCCGGCACCGGTTTCTTGTAGTCGAACGTCTCGTAATCTGCAAAGTCTTCGGGGTATATCTGTTTCATGTCGCGCACGTTCTTCATGGTCGGTTCCTCGTTCACCCGCCACGAAATTCCTCCTCCGATTTCTTGTGCTGCTGCCATCCTCGTCGTCGTATGCCTCCACTCATCAGAGAAACCACCCGATCCGTTTTTTATAGGTTCTTCGTCGTCGCTGTCGCCTCTTTGTTTTCCGACGTCGACCGCCGCCGTCGTATGAAGGTTCCCACGTCATCGATCTTTCGTCTCCGCGAAACCCTCTCGATTCGTAATACTTTATAAGACCGTCGTTGTCTGGCATCAAGTATATGGACTTAATGGTCGTTTCCTGCCGCACAAACGCCTTCATGATATTGATCAGCTCAGTTCCCACCCCCTTGCGGACGCTGCACAATACGTCCATGGAAATTTCAAGAACCGACTCGATAGCGCTCAGACTGAATTTAATGACTCCCACAACCTTATTTTCTTCGTCGACCTTGACCAGTATATCGTGCTTCCAACCGCCCACGACCTTTGAAAGTCTAGGAAAGGTCATGCCTACGCAAATATCGGTGTCTTTATCCTCCAAATAATCTGCTCTCACTTCGGTGAACTTTGACGAAAAATAATCGTAAATAACGCGGGGACTCAGCGCGCCGCTAATGTATTTTATCCCTGACATTATACCATTCTGCGAGATTACGCAGAGTACACGGCATGTGCGACACCCGCAACATCCGCGTCTGTCATGCGCGCAATCAAGGCCGACACCTCGCACAGACCCGCGTGAATAGAGTTCCACTCGGCGTCCTCCCACTCAATGTGTGTGGTGCGCGGCGCTTTCGCGGGAAAGTTCTCCAGCAGCACGCCAGGGACTTTGCCCTTCATGCGCATGTAGCACCGCAACTGCACGAAATCGTACGCGGGCGGCACAGTCCAGTATCGCTTGCGGTTCTTCGTCTCCACGACCTTACCGTCCTGGAACCCGTCAATGTAGCCGATGAGGCGGTACTCGGGGCACTCCAACTGCGTGAACGTGTTGCGCTCCGTGATTTCCTTGCCGCTCTCTACAACAAATGCATCCTCCGCGACCTTTTCGAGTTTGGTCCCGCGCCGCTTCTGTATCTCCGATGCTAAAGTCTCTTGCTCCTTCGACGCATCAATCACGCCCGCCAGAACAGGTCCCAGCGCCGCCACCTCACGTTCCACTGTCGTCTGCCCCGTCTGGATACGGACCCTTGCCGCCTTTACCGAATCAATGTCAAGATCCCGAATCACATTCGACCCGTTGAGCGCGTTGGTCAGAAGAACCTTCGCATTCTCCGCCTTGAAGCGCTTCACGACGCCCTCAAACTCCGCGTCGGTCTTGGCAGCAGTCGACTCGGCAACGCAGGCCGCGAGGACCCGCTGAATCTCGGGCGGCGCTTCCGCAACAATCTCACGCTCCGTCTTGCCGCCCAGCGACGACTTCACTGACTCGATAATCGGTTTGAACCGCGGATACTGTCCGAGGACTTTCAGGAGCACTTCATTCTTTGCCTTGTAGGGGTTGAGACCCAGGATACCCGCAACTTCGGACGCGCTGAAACGGGGCTTCATTCTTCTTATACTCTCTATACACTCCCGACTTCGTATATCCGTTTTCGTGGAGTTACAGACCCCCCTTAAAATCGTACTTTGGATAGATGCGCTCGCGCATGTAGTCGGGCAACCTGTCCCATTGGTGCACAATGTATGAGGTAGCACCCGCCTGCGTAACGATCATAGAATGCTCGTTCATGTGCTTGACTCCGTACTGCAGGGTGTTGACGAACCCATCCTCGTTCGTCATGTATTTCAGGCGCAGGAGACCGTCGGCAAACTTGAGGTCGTGCAGCAAAAAGTTGTGGACGCCCTGATCGATGCCCGCATAGTCAATCTTGACGAGATTCTGCATCACGTTACACATTCCGCACAAGTATGCGAAGATCGCAGTCTTTGTACCGTAGGTAGTGCCCGAGCAGGACACGCGCTGCCCGCCGATCTCTGCGAGCGTCGTCCTGCCGATAGACGCCTCGATATCCTGCAGCCACTTGGTGTTGTGCGGGCAGTCGCGGATGACCATATCCTCCAAAAACACACAGAGTTCGGTGTCGGCAGGGAAGATAAAGTCGTCAATGTTCTTCTGGAAGTAGAGGTCGCGCGAGTCGCACAGCAGAATGTAGTCGGTATCCAGCGAGTCCATGAGCTCCTTGAATACAAAGTATCGCTTCTGCTGGCACTGTCTGGGGAGGTCGAGCACATCGATGTGGTACCGCACTTTCGGGAACTTTTCCTTCAATCGAAGCATCTTATGTTCGTCGGGCGCGTTCACCACGATTACTACATCTCCCGAAAACCCAGTGTCGTATAAAGTGCCCACAAAGCGCTCGTACACTTCGTAGCGGTACCCCGTGCAGTACGTGAGAATCGTGGTCTTCTTCTTCGGCACTATGGGAGCATCCTTCTGAATCACGTCGCGCGTAATGTAGAAGTCTCCGCGGCAGGTAGGGTCTGGGAAAGAGCGTTTCTGCAGGTGAGCGTACGCGACCTCGCGCTGCTCTCCGTCCTCATACGTCACAACCAGTCCTCCTGCAGTATAGTGCAGATGCCGAATATCTTTCGTCATATCGTACGTATCGTAAAACGTGGCAGTAGATCCCGCGGGCAGCCACTTCTTGTTCCACGCCTCGGGAATCACATCCGAGCAATAATCGGTAATAGGAAACACGTGATCACCCTTCGGAAGCGCCTCTGCGAATTTGCCTTCATCGTACCCAGAGTACCACGTGTTATTGCGGAAGATAGAGACTACGTCAGGACTGGCGGTCTTATACAGTTTGCGAAACGCTTCCGTATTCCGCAGGGCCGTAAAGTGTGCGCGGTTGAACCCAATGCGGTCGTAGTTGCGGTTCAGGTCAATAAAGTTCGATACCTTCCCGTAGATCACGTCGATATCCCCCCATCCAAAGTAATCATCTTCGGAAATACGGAGGTCAAATATGTCGTGGTATGCCACTTTGAATTCGCAGAGTTTGTACGGGAATGATTGGAGCAGAGGCGTCTCAACAGTTTCTCCGAATTCCCGAAGAAAAAAGTCGCGCATTTTCTGATTGAGTTCGTCAAACGTCATCGAATCAACGACGAGATTGGAGGGGCAGTCGTATCCCTCCAGAGAAATGTTGGTGTGCAGATGGACGACCAGAATATCCGTGTTGATCGCTAGAGAATCGAGGTACAACTGGAAGTAGTTGGGGAACGCCTTCCCAAAATAGGCGATCGAGAGGTGAATCTTACCAGGGTAGGGTGCAACTGCCACTGTCCCGTCCGTCAGCGTCAAGTACGAGCTCTTGGAATACCACCCGCCCGCGCCATTGCGAATATCGACGACGGACTTGAAGACGTACTCGTAGTGCTTCGCGAGTTTGTACATGTCGTATTTTTCCACGGCGCGCTTGCGGATGTACGTCCGATCAAACTTGCCGTCTAGCGCCATCTGAACTGCCGTGACATAGTCTTGAAGCGTGTGGCAGCGCACGCCCGTCTTGAAATTCTCGATGGTTTCTGACATCGCTCCCCAGTCCGATGCGATCACGGGAGTTCCGCACAACTGCGCCTCGACCATTGCGGTTCCAAAAGGTTCCAGATACTTGGTCGGAGCAATGAACGCCGTCAAACTCCCGAGGTACTTTCCGCGTTCGCGGCCGTGAATCGGCGCCTTGTACACCACATTGGGTACAACCGTGTACGGCGAGGGGTCTCCCTGACCGCAGAGGACAAAGCGAACATGCGGCATGCGGCGCGCAACTTCGACGATGATATTGCAGCCCTTGCAGTTGCCGATGCGCGCCATGAAACCGATAGTGGGGACGGGCGGCGAGGGAGAGTAGGGGAACTCGAGCGTGTTGAAAAAGTTGGGAATCACAAACCAGTAGTTATTCGGGTCGCAGTTCTCTGTGCCAACGGTCTTGCTCATCCACGTATGCGACTCAAAGATTCGGAAGTTTGAGTGCGAACCCTGGTACCCAATGCCCGTCTCGATATGGATAATGTCCATGCCATTTATCGCGGGGTCGTAGGACTTGCCGAGGGCGATGCAGACAATGTCGTTCGGGCGGTAGTTTTCGGTAAGGGCTACCTTGAAGCGGCGATTGAATTCATCGTACAGCGGAGTCGACCAGTTCGCAAGTTCACCGAAGAAGGTTTTCGGATCGTCGAGGTATGCCTGTGCCGCCGCATCGCTCTTGAAATCGTTGGGTTTCAAATGCCGAATGGATTTCACGCGAAGATCCTTCCACTCCTGCTTATTCAAAAGTTGGATATCGCGATTGGCCCCACTTTTTGACCCTTCCACGCCGTAGTGAATGACTTCAAACCCACGACTGCGCATCATCGAACTGAACCGCAATACTTTTCCCGTGAACGCGCAGTGACTGAAGTCATCGTGCGTTAGCGTGTGTGGAATTGCGGGGAGGTGCAGGCGAAACGTCTGCTGCGGCGCGGGCATATTATAGATGATTTCGGGATGTCGTGTAAATCAAACGCTCTGGATAAATTCCCACTGAAGGTACTCGCAAATCTTCTTCCAGATCGTATCGTGCTGAATGAGGCGGTCCCTGCTCTTCAGCAACTGAAAGTGGACCTTGTATTCGTCGAGTTCCAACAACTCGAGAAACTTGTAAATAATGTAGGAATACGAGAGAAAGTTGCGGCGCTCGTCGGGGCAGTACAGCAGGTACGGCGCCTGGACTTCCTGAAACATTGCACGGATCTTGTCCTCGATCTCGGGCGTAATGGTGGGCGGGGGGTTGCCGTTCAGACGACTCAGAATGTGTGCGGCGTGCTCGTAGTACCGATTCCGATTGAGTTTTTTCAATATTTCGCGAATGTTTTGCTCGGTCAATAGGGCGATATTGTCGATGCGCCTCTTTCGGATTTCACAAATCACTTCGCTCATGACCTCTTCGGGAATTTCTGTACTTTCTTTCGCCTGAAATTGGTTCAGAATTTCATTCAGGTGATTCTGCTTCTTGTACGCATAGTTATTGCGCTCTTTCGGCGGGTCTCTGAAACTCGGAAAGTCGGACACGACGAGAGCATACTCTTCGCTGCCGCAGCGAGGGCAGACGAGAATGCCTTCGGAGGTGATTTCCTCGCGGGCGACATTGCAATCCGAGCAGTGTTCGGAGAGTTTGTAATCTTGCGTCTCTGCAACTCCGTCCGAAAGACCGCGCCGCTGCATGTATTCGTCAAACATCTTTTTGCGGGAGGGGCCCAGAGCAGTTTCTGCCACCGAAAACAATTTGTCAAACGTGCCCAGCGTGCGCGGGGCAGTAGCAGACCCCGATGCCGCCATAGTTGCGGACGCAATTGCGCCTGTATGTGTAGACTGCTTCTTCACTGCCTGCTGGTAATATTCAAGCATAATGTCTCCGTTTCCCAAATAATAGTTGTAAATATCCGACTTGTTTGCGGCAGTCGACAGTTCTTCTTCGGCGTTGGAGAGGTCGCTTTGCGTGCGCGTATACCGCATGGAATCGTCAAAGTCGAAACAGTTAAAGGGTTTGGAAACTTCCGAGCGAAGTTTTTCAACGTTCGCCATCAATGTCTGGATATTGTCATCGGACGTCTTTTTCTGGAGTTCAGAGATGTACTGCTCGTGCATCGAGTCCAGTGTGCCCGTCTTGACTCGGTGAGAGGCTGTTTCCCGAGTCTTCTTGACTTTGAAAACGTCCGTTGACATTGTGGGACTTGGGTTATATTCCGTAAGTCACTATTAGCGGGAGGCGCGCGTTACGACGTACCCGACGAACACTACGACGGCAAATCCCAGCAGGATTGCGGGAGTTGGGTCTGTATATACGAGTTTATTGGCTCCATACGAACTCGAAAAGTACGGAGTAAACGATTCGGGTCTAGAGGCATTCTCGATTTTCGAAGTGGTCGCTTCCAGTTCCTTGGAATCCTTGACCTCTTTGCAGCCGTTCATATTCAGTTCGAGCGACGGGGACATGAAGTGAGTTTCTTCGCCTCTATCCACGCCGTACTTGTCGGTTACGGGACAGGTGAACGCCTTGCACGGCGGGGAACCGTCGAGAACGAGGGCGTTCATAACTTTGAGGGGGTTCATCGAGGCAATGTCTCCGCCCGCGCCAGGAATGATGCCGTCCAGGCCATCGCCGCCGACAGCTTCTTGAAAACTCGTTCCTAGGATCCCAGCGGCGTCTTTGGACCCCAACTTGTTATTGACCCACGTCCATCGCGACACGATGCTGCCGTTGGGCGCCTTGCACGTTCCGCCCGTGTCCGAAAACAATTGGTTTCCGACTTTCGGACCCAGCAGGAGGTTGTTGACGTACCCACCGATCGCTGCCGTGTTGGTGAACACCTGGTCCATCGTGCCCGCGCTCGACACGCCTTTTTTGGCAGGCGACTGAATCGTGCCGAGATAATCGAAGGAGGGACCGAGAACTTTGTCAAGACCTGCGTTTGCGGCGCCGATCGGATCGTCGCCCGTCGACACTATGCTATTTTGCACGCTCGCCCACATTATTATGGAGAGCAGACGCAAATTTGACAAGATAGTCTTGGAAGTGTGGGTTCACCATCACGCACGGCCTTTGCCGAACCACGTGGTGAACGAGACTTACGAGATTAACTCGGAAGCGCTTGACGACGTAGGCGAGCACGAGCGTCGCGGAGCGGTTCATGCCCGCCTGGCAGTGCACGTAGACGTTCTTGCATACGGGGTCCCGCAAGTACGCGTCCATTGCTGCTTCGAAGGCGTCGTAGTGTTTCTCAAGGATATTGGTTTCGTCGTCCATGGCGTTCAGGCACGTGTAGTTCTTGCCGAGGTATGCCCGAAAACTTGGGGGACATGCGCTGTCGTCCGCACAGTTGATCACGTGTGTGATCTGGTGTCCGTTGACAAATTTGGGGAGTAGGTAGAACCCTGCTCCGAGAAGTATGCGCTCAAACACCCTTGCGATTGGGTCGTGGACGTATCCCCGCGACCTCGACCGATAAGGCAGTAAAACCGTTTGAAGCATTGTTTAGTATATAAGACAACAACTAAATGGCGCTAGACGTAGACCAGGACTCACTACTTGCAGTCGTGGGATGTCTTGCGATTCTTTGGTTGACGATTGAGTTCATGGACTGGATGCGCTAGTTTAGCTTAGCGGCGACCGCCCTGGACGGGGGAGTACTCCTTGAGGAACGGCATGGCCATCGCGGCGACGAAGAGGGCGACAACGAGCGTTCCGCCCGCGGCGAGGGCATCCCCGACCTTCAGTTTGATGGGACCGATCTCAAGGACGAAATCGGTGACGCCCTTCCCGCCTGGCAAGAATACGGCAAGGAACGGCATCACGATGTTCGCGATGAAGGACTGGAAGAAGTCCTTGAGGGCGCTTCCGACGAAGATGGCAACGGCAAACGTGAGGAGCATGGATTGCTGGGCCATTTGTTTGTTTATACTCCGCAGAGAAAAACAACTTACCGCCTTCGTCGAAGAGTCTTCCTCGCGCTTCGTCGCTTTTTCTGGGTGAGGCGCGTGCGGTTACGCCGACGGCGTCCACCATCAGCCGGCGGCGGTGGAGGAGGAGGAGGTTCAGCAGCAGCAGCAACCGCGGCAGCACCACCGGGTGGAGGGGGCGGGGGCGGAGGCGCTCCTGCTGCCGCAGCACTCGCTGCCGCAGGCGCCGGTCCAGCACAACCAGCACCGCCCGCACACGCTGGAGCAGACGCTTCTGCAGGAAAAAGTACCATCGGAGCGTCTGGCAATTCTACTCTGAATTTTCTGACTTTTTGACGCAGTGCTGACAGTTTTTCATTCTGGTCCCTAACGTCTCCCTCGCGTTCGCTTCTCGCCCCGTTGAAAAATTCAGGTTCGGGATATTTATCAAAAAGCGCCTCAAGTTTGGAGAGTGCTGCTGCATACCTCGCTTCTCGATCAGCTATAATCGGTTGTACCTCGTGTATTGTTTTTTTAAGTCGCGATATTCCTACAGGAGTTACAGCAACGTCAGATGTTAAAAAGTCCAATCCACCCGTCGTGTCGTTATCTGTAAACTTTTTCGCTTCCTCTTTGGAAACTTTACCCCCTAGTATTCTTTTTTGAAGTAACATTAAAAAATCATATCTATTCAGAAGAACCACCGTAATCTTGGATAACGCAGCAAATTCAATCTCAATTTCCTTCTTGAGAGCAACCATATTTTCCCTCCTAGACGGTTTCTTCGGAGGCATTACTCTAACTATAGACAAAAACGGATCGCCGCTGTTGTCTGGAGTGAGATAGCATGAAATGAACGCGCCGCTCTACCAACAAATGAACTCGCTCGAGAAGAAGGTCGCCATCATGGATGTTATGAACGCAAGGGAGAGACTCTCGCTCGCTCAGGCGGCGCACGATGTAGAAGTCAAGACACTCAAGGATTGCGAAGACGCAGTGTCTGCAGCCTTCCACGCCAAGGTTCCGATGGAAAAATTCCTACATTTGCGCGACGTGAAGCGCGTTCAGGCGCGCGTGGTCCGCGAATCCTTCCGCACCCTCGTAGCAGCAATGAACGCGCTCGACGACGCAGAAACACACTACGACGTCCTCTTCTTCACAATGGAGGCGATGCAATAAATGAAATGAAATGAATGTCAAATACCGAATTGTGCACTAATGCTTGCTGCGTTTACATTGAGTCGGGCAGATGCAGACGAAGACGACGAATTTTTTGACCCGTCGGATTTCGACGACGAGGACACCGCGCGTTCAGAACGGACAGCGGGGACTTTTTCAGCGTTCTGCTTAGACGCTGCAGCTGCACTAATAAGGGCGGCAACTTCGTCCGCGTTCATGCCAAGTATAGCACTGATTCCTCCTCCTCCTCCTTTGGCGCCTTTCGTCGTTGATGCTGCCGCGTTACACAACCACGACGCCATTTATTTACTGGAAGGAGATAATGTCGGGCGGGGAAGATACCCCCCCTAATGCGGAGAGACCCGTACTTGATGACGCAAACGCCGCCGCAACCACGCCTCTTCTCTCCAGTGTATCGATCGAAACAATGAACGAAGAGGGCGGCGGCGACGACGGAGACGACAATTACAACGAGGGCACTGGAGGGAGGCTTTTGACCTTCAAAGATGTGGACGACATGATTCAGGTGTCCTTCAAAGACGTCGAAGCGAACCATTCGGCGATCTGCGACATCATGGCGATGTACTTGAAAGGTCAAAAGATGCTGTACATCGAGGCCAAAACTGTCTGTGAACAGCGCCTCCACTGCCTCATGCTGCCTGCCATTTTTATCACGTCCGTTTGCACCATCCTGAGTCTGGCGCTCAAAGATTTCTCCTACGGCGCCACCATCATCAGCAGTCTGAGCGGCGTCAACGCGTTCATTCTCGCGGTCGTGAGTTACATGAAACTCGATGCGAAAGCAGAGGCGCATCGGACGTCTGCATACAAATTCGACAAGATGGAGTCCATTCTCGTATTTAACTCGGGTAAGATGCTCTACATCCCCAAAGCGACCGAGGCGATTGAAACTATTCTGACGACGACGGAAAAGAACATTCGCGAAGTTAAGGAAGCGAACCAGTTCGGTCTGCCCGAGTACGTGCGCTACAACTATCCTCACCTCTACAGCATGAACGTCTTTGCAGAGGTCAAGAAGATTCACTACATTGAAATGGGCTACGTCAACGATCTGAAAGACGCCCTGAACGACATCATGCTTCTCAAACAAAAAGACCCGCGGACACCTCTGGAGGAAACGAAACTCGAAGACCTTCAGAAAACCCAGCGAACACTCGTGAGCAACATCATTGCTCTCAAAGACGATTACTTGACGATCGACAACCAGTTCGAGCACGAACTTCAGAGAGCGCGAAACCGCGTTCATTGCTGCCCATCGCCGTGCGACTGGTTGAAGACATAATAGTATGTTGTTATAATGGAAGGTGTCGACGCGCTTGCGGCAGAGAACCGCCAAATAGTCTCTGTTGATGAACTCAACCCGGGAGAGCAATATGATATCCGACAGGCGAACGGTGGTCTTAGGTATTTTGGAAACTTTGTAAGACTTCAACCGAGTCATATGGGGCTGCATAGCTATGCGTTCTTTAATAATCTACTCGATCCCATTCACACCGTTCCTCCCGAGACGCAAAGAATTTTCGGGTCAGATCAGTTCAATTTTTACCGTGTAGACAGACCTACTGCACTTGCAGCACATGAACGAACGCCAGCGGTTGTAGCGTGGGAACTCGCGCGACGAAGGAGGCAAGCACCAAGAGTCGCCCCTGCCGCCACCGCTGCTCCTCCTCCAACTCCGAGTGAAATGGCAGGTCGAGCAGCAATAGCGCGACGAGACGCCGCTGCTAAAACCGCGGGTCGCCGGCGTAGACGACGCCGCGGCAAGGGCAAAAAGACTGTGAAGCGCCGCGTTCAGCGGCGTTAAATTAGCGGTTGCAACAGTGTCTGAATGACGTAGACGAGGACGACGCCGACGGCGCCCAAGACGGCAGCGCCCGTTAGGGACACGACGCCGCTGCCCGCGTACGAGTTGGGGATGTAGCGGAGCAGCAGAGACTGGACTTGGGAGAGCGAAACGAGAAAGACGGCACCAAAGATCGCGACATAGGTCATGATGTTTTTGAGGACGTTCTTGATCATGTAAGGGTGCATCTGTGCCGATTGACCTGGATGCGGCGGCGAAACGATCGCGCTCGCGGTGCCTGGCGTGATCATTTGCGGATAGGTCGTTGCTGCGGGGAGCGACATGGCGGGCTGCTGAGAACCGCCCGCGGGCATCAACTGATCGAGAGGCGTCGCGTCGTTCATTTATATATCTTACGCGGAAACTCTCACGTCGGGGCACGACGCGTCCTCGATGCGGTAACGATAGCACTTACCGTCCACGCGCGTAATCATCGTCCGTAGTTTTTCGGGGTCGTGCAGACTTTCCTCCACCTCTATTTGCGGTCGGTGAAACATCAGGACGGCGAGACCGAGTCCGATGACAAAGGAGAAGAAGATGTTCGCTTCGGGTCTCGCAAGAATTTCGCGGAGCATTATAATAAGCTTACATGCAATACTTTGGAAGTCACAGCAGCGGTCCAGGCAACGTCAAGGTCGCGAACTCGTCCGACCTGCTCAAGGCGCAGAAACTGCAGATCATCCGCAACGCGAACGTGAATTCACCCAAAAGCAGCGTGACTACGTCGATTCACAGCGTGCGCCCCACGGAGATCGCCCAGTACAATCCAGTTACCCAGCAGTTGAATTATGGAGTATACCATAGTGCTCCGAGGAACTAATTGAGAAAGTCGATGGATGACGTGCAGGGTACTTGATACGAACGGGCGCGGAAGCAGGCGTTGGCAGTCTTGGGATTTCGGAACACTAATTCAGGGTTCGAAATGTCGGGGACCATCTTTTTGCGCGTCATGGGAGGGACGAACACGCACGTGACAATCATGCCTGCGACGAAACCAACGAGCATCCAGACGATGTCGAACATTGTCTTAGACCGAGAGTTTTGTAGATCCGCTCGATGGTTTCGCCATCGTCCCCGCTCCACGTTATGCTGCGCCTGCCTTTTGGGGGATAGGGTACCCCGCCGCACGAGACAAACAGATCCACGTTCTCGTAAAATTTGGGGGTGTCTTCCATCCAGATGACGTCGTTATACTGACTTTGAAGGTTATCGAGGAACCTTGCTGCTTGTATGGGATCTCCGACGACCATGACGATAAACATTTAGGAAGGTATTATAATGCTACTGCAGGATATCCGTAATCGGCACGACGTTCACATAATCTTTGCGGCGCTCGTGGCGGCGTGTATCGTGGATACGGCGGGACTCTTTCTGTGGAAGACGTACCCGAAAGAGGCGTCGGTATCAAAATGGTACGACAACTTTGGTCTGGTAGCATACATGGTCGACGTGACGTCCATCGTCATCGGAATCCGCCTGACTCAGCTCGCGTACGGGTTCGTGAGCAATACGTGGAATCCCCTGCTATTCTGCGTTGTGGCGGTCGTCGTTCAGCAGATTCACGATCTGGTGTTTGGGTTGTTGATTGTTCCGAACATCCACAAGAACCAGATATTCGACCTCATGCAGGACTATGCGGGGAACTCGGAGTCGTGGAAGATTCTCATCGCGGACGCGGTCTACATGGTTCTGGCGTCGCTTCTGACAATGTTCTTGGCAGGCCAAAAAACGTGGAGGTTGGCGTCTCTCCTCATAACAACGCTCTATATAACAGGTTACGCCTTGTACATACACGCCTGATTGGTTGGGCGCTTCTCGAGGGGCTTCCACCATCGGGTCTTCTGAAACGTATCGGGCGGTGCGCAGGGCCATTCATCGACCTTAATAATTACAACTTTCGTGAGTCCGATCTCGGACCCGTGAAAGTCGTATACCTGTTTGCCTGGCAGAATGAACGTTATGTGGGCGTATCCATCCAGCGAGTACCGCTTGAATTCGCGAAGGAAGTTGCTGAAGTGGTCGTCGGGGTGCTCGAGCGCCGCGAACCGCCGAATCGCCTCACGCACGTTTGACGACGGAACTTGCGTGGTGCTCATTGTTGTTGTACTTTGCACAAGAGAGTCGGATACAATACGTTTTTACTTTTTAATGCCGAAGTCGAACGTATGGGTGCCGTCGACTACGACGCGCACCACCTTTTTGGGCGGGTTTGCGGGGTCGAAGGTCTTCCAGGACGTGGCGGTCGTTTGCGTCGGAATGACGAGTTTGTGGCGCTTGGTGAGCGTTCGGAGTTTGCGGAGGTCTTTGGCGCCCACGTGCGGGACGTGGTCGCGCACGAAGCGTATCGGGTTTTTGCGGGTTTTTCGACTCGGTTTTGCGCCGCCTAATGATGGAGTCATAAATCCTTCTGACGCGGGCGCGGGTGCGGGTGCGGGCGCTGCCGCCGCTGGCGAATCAACAGTGGGCAGGCGCAAAAATCTGGTATATGCTGCATTTGCAGCGTCGAGCGCCGCCTCGATTTCGGGGGTCAATGTGTTGTTATCAGCGGCAGTACGGTAGGCATAGCGAGCTGTCCTAAGATTATCTCTTGCGATTTCGAAGGGGTTAAGAGGAATTTGCGGCGCTTGGTATCCGCTATACGGCCGACCCGGAGGCAGTACTGGTTCTGTCAACAGACGCGCCGATCTTACTGCATCCACTCCCTGACTGACGCGCCTCCATGCGGGAATAGGTTGTTGCGCTCCTAGAAGAGACATAGGCGGCGGAGCAGGCGCTGCAGACGACGACGATGCCATTCTCAACACAAGCGGATGGAAGACTTCGTATGCGGCTTCGGCGGCGCCGATGTTTGCGTTGAGTTGACGGAGTTGATCGGGAGTCGCACTGGGATTGACTTGGGCTTGGGCGCTCAAGTATGCTAGTCGCGCCGCCTCGAGGGTTTCTCGTGCGGTTTGAACCGCACGCTGAGTGTCTTGCGGAACGGGCGCTGCTGCCGCTTCTGCTTCTGCGAGTGTTCTGCGTAAAAGAGAAATTTCTCGCGGGGTTGCATCGCTATCTGCGGTGGCAGACTCTAACTCTTGCCTTGCTCTCTGCACCTCCAGTTGCGCAGGAGTTAACACTGCTGGCGCTGGCGCTGGTCGCACGAGTCTTTCCGTCGCTGATAAAGTAGGATACTCGACAGGAACGATTGGATCTTGTGTGCGCCCTGTTTGAATTGCTGCGGGAGGTGGTGCCAATTGCGTAGGTTCTTCTGCTGGAGCGGGCGCTGAAGCTGGAGCAACCAACCCTAGCGCTTGTGCGACCTGCTGCACTCCCGTCTGAATCGCCGCTGCGGCTGCTGTCGCGGGTGCTGGAGCTGGAGCTGGAGCGGCTGCTGCTGGTGCTGGAGGAATGGGTTCACCCCTAAATGCTGCATTCACTCTATCTCCAAGTCTATTTTTAACATCTTGAGGCAACGCTTGCCATTTTCGATTGATTAATGCTACCCGCCTCGAAAGTTCGGCGCGTCTAGGACTTCCCCGCGGTAGACTAAGCGCATCGGCTGCCATCGCCTTTCGACCTACTCCAAAAAATTGGATCATTGCGTCGTCGTTTGTCGTGTCTGGATCGCGATCCCACCATGCGTCTTCTGGCGGCGGAGGCGGCGGAGGCGGAGGGGGCGGAGGCGGCGCAGGAGCGGGCGCTGCTGATACTACCACGGCTTGTGTTGCTGCTGCCGACGCTGGAGCGGGCGCTGCTGATACTACTACGGGTTGTGTTGCTGCTGCCGACGCTGTAGCGGGCGCTGCTGCTGCTACCACGGCTTGTGTTGCTGCTGCCGACGCTGGAGCGGGCGCTGGAGCGGGCGCTGCTGCTTCCAGCCTTGCCAGCTCGCGCCTCATTGCCTCTTCCCTGTCCTCTGCTGGAGCAGGCGCTGGAGCAGGCGCTGGAGCAGGGGCTTGTGCAATAGGACGCCCAGCGGCAGCTGCCTTTACTCTAGGGCCAATCCGTGTCTTAATTATATCTGGCAATTGTTGCGATTTAACAGCAAGTATTTTGGCGGCAGTTATCAATTGTTTATATCTAGGGTTGCTCGCCTTGTTCGGATCTTCGTCATATGTTTTAATTTCATCCAAAAGTTGCTTTCGCTTGGTTCCAAAAAAGTCGATCAATTCCTCGTCATTTGTTAGGTCTGGGTTTTCTCTCCACCACTCACCTGCGGACCCTGAACCCAACCCCGTTCCTGCCGCAGAACCCGCTGCTGCTCCCGACGAAGGCCTTGCTGTTGCTGCTGCTGCTCCCGACGAAGGCCTTGCTGTTGCAGGTGGCACAACATCGCCATCTAAATCAACCGACGACGACGTGCTCTCGGCGCGCAGAATGAGGGGCGCGACGACTACTGACCCTACAGGGATCGTGTACGGTCGAATGTTTCCGTACTTGTCGTGAAAATTGAGGTATACCTCCTCATCCAGCAGGACGTGGACCGCGACGCGGGGGTCGACGTCGGAGATGCGGTCGACCTTGAAGGGGCGGACATTAACACCGTTGGCTTGCTCTTGACTGAGAGTCACCAACTCGGATATGGGGAACATCTTTTTGAACAAGTTAAACTTCATGCTTACTACCACAAGCGTAGCGGGGTCGACGGGAGTTGACGGTGCTGATGCTGTAGGCGGCGCTACTACTACGGGCGGTGCGACGGGTGGTGGAGTGGCTGCCGCTGCCGCTGCTTTTGCGGTTTCTTCTGCTCGGGTTCGCAGCGCGTTTTCTTTGTACTCTGCCATTTGTCTCTGGCGCTCTGCTTCTGCTGCCGCATCTGCGTCTGCCTGTTGTTGTGCTGCTGCTGCTGCCGCATCTGCCTGTTGTTGCGCTGCCGCTGCTGCTGCCGCATCTGCGTCTGCTTGTTGTTGTGCCGCTGCTGCTGCCGCATCTGCCTCTGCTTGTTGTTGTGCTGCTGCTGCTGCCGCATCTGCCTCTGCTTGTTGTGCTGCTGCTGCTGCCGCAGCCGCTGCTGCTTCTGCGTCTGCCTGTTGTTGTGCCTCAGCTGCTTCTAGCAATCGCTGCCGTTCCCTCGCCGCTGCTACTTGCGCCTCAACTTCTAGGCGCCTTTGCTCTGCTGCTGCCGCTCTATTTGCCTCAAACATCGCATCTGATTCCACCTGCAACCGTCGTGCCTCAGCAGTAGCTGCCTCTTCCAACCGCCGCTGCCTCGCCGCTGCTTCTGCCGCTGCTGCCGAAGGCGGTGGAGTTCCTATTGGAAGGGGTCTTCTGGCTGCTGCTGCGGGCGCTGCTGCGGGCGGTAGAGCGCGTATTGGTGGCGGAACTGCCGCTGCTGCCGCTGCTGCCGCTGCCCGTTGTTGCTCTGCCGCTGCCGCCTGTTGTTGCGCCGCTGCCGCTGCTGCTGCCGCCCGTTGTTGCTCTGCCGCTGCTGCTGCTGCCGCCTCCCTCCGCCTTTTTTCTACAATGAAGGGCAGTTGATTTGATATCGCATCCTTTACGTCTCTCGGCAGATTACCGTTATTCGGTTTCTTGAACTGTATGAAATTCTCCAGCGCGCCGATGAGAGTCGCGTTGTTGTTGAGGCGGCCTCGGATATCTCCAAAGTTATCCACAAATAGGCGTCTATAAGCAGTATCTGGGTGCGAAATAAGTTCCTGTGCGAGTTTGGACGCTGTGTCGTTGACTACTAAAATATGTAGGCGCCTGTAGACTTCGTCTGCAGTGTCTGCTGGAGGATCTTTTTGCAGAAGACTCACAAGCCTCTCCACGTCGGCAGATTCAATGGCACCACCCACTTGTTTTCCGCCGCCTCCAATCTGCGCTTTAGTTTCTATCAACTGCGCGGGCAACTGCGGCATGTTCTTGCTGTCGGGAAGGGGCGACCGAATGAACTCGACTAGGTTGGCGACGTAATAGTGCACTGGAATTTCGAGTTTGAGAAAGTTTTCGTCTACGTACAGCGGGTCGCCGTCGTTGAAGGTCTGACCGCGACTCTTGAGGGTCGACGAGTTTGCGACTTCTTGCACGTAGGTAGGATTGAGGATTGAGGGAAGAGACTGCTCGTTCGCCTTGCGCCCGCTCGCGATCTTGGGTTTGATCTGATTGACAAGACCGCCCAGACCTTCATACCTGACATTCTGCATTCCCCCGCTTTTGAAGTTCGTGATGACGACGCGCTCGGGGTTTCCGCCAATGAGAGTGGCAATGCCAAGGTACTCGCCCTTCCCCTCCTTGTGTGCTTTCGGTTTCAAGTATGTTTCGGGAGCGTATATGCGCGCATAGACTGCGGCCTGCGATGTATCCAGACCCAACGCCGCAATGGTTGCGACGTCGAGTTTCAACCACTCGGTTCCAGAAACTGTACCATTCAGCGCGCCAGAGTAAGCGTACTCGGTCACGGCGTCCACGGCGGAGTTTGTGCCAGGAGATACGCGGACCTTGGAGTCCACGGGTCCCCACGCCCCTCCCCCGATGTCCGTCAAAAATGTCGTGTTTCCGCGAATGCGGACGAACGCGTCAACGCCTGCTTGCACGGGCGGAGAAATGCGTTGGGCCATTTTTGCTGTATCCAGTTTCAACCAGTCTCCATTGGCACTCACACCCACGACCTCGTCGCCCGCCTGCTCCCACGCGATCGTCCCTATGATTTCGCCGTCGTCGGCAGCACTACCGCGGACGTTGATCTTGTTCCACGTGGACTCTGGGTTGCGGACGTAGTATACTGCGGCAGGCGGCGCTGGAGGAGCGGCAGCAGCGGCAGCGATAGGTTTCGGAGCAGAAGAGATAGGTTTCGGAGCAGAAGAGATAGGTTTCGGCGCAGAAGAGATAGGTTTCGGCGCAGAAGAGATAGGTTTCGGCGCAGAAGAGATAGGTTTCTGAGCGGCAGGCGGCGCTGGCGGCAGAGACCCGCCGTCCTCTTCGGGGATCCGAAGACCAGGAGGATTTACAGGTGGTCGTTCTGGCGGCGGGTTCAAACGAGCAGTATCCGAAAACGCATTCACTTTTTCGATCGCAAAGCGCACTTCGTTAGACAGTATCTCTATTTCAGCTATAATTACCTGCAATCCCTCTAGACACTCGCGTTGATTCTCGGCAGTGACCTTGAATTTGGTATTCTGGGAGTTCCAGGGTTCGCAGACCCACTGTCTGTATTTATTAATGAGTTTAGAGATGGAGAATTCTGGGTAGGGTAGTTGTCGCAGTCCAGTGGCTCTATCTAAAGTTTCGGGGGTAACATCACTGACTGCGTTGTAAAAATTGTCTACCTGACCGACAGACGGGTTCGGGAACCACCTTCCCCGACCGCGAAATTTGTTAGAAATATATGCATCCGCAAAATTACTATCTATTCGTTGAACTTCTATATTTGCTCGGTTTTGTTGGATGGCAGCACTCAATGAAGGTACTAGAGTTTCAATATAATACCTGTAAAGCGCCTTTAGACTGTGGTTTTCCTTTATGATCGCTGCACGAGTCTGTGGATTGAGGTCCACTCCAACGGGCATGCCGTAGTCGTCATACTCTCGATCACACAGGTCTTCGGGCCCACTCCTTCGAGGGGGGAGTGCTGCAGGAGGGGGCGCAGAAGCGGGCGCAGCATTTTCACGTTGTAATCGACGGTTCCTTCTTGCGGATCTAGAATTGATAGGTTGGACTGACGATGAAGACTCATCTCCTGATGTATCGCCATCGACGGGGGCAGACGCCGCAGCAGCAGCGGTCGCCCTCCGTGTTAACGGTCGTCGCTTCGGTGGCATCTCTTATACTACCCCAAGAAACTTGGTTTCGGGCGTTTTCTGTACTGCATCAGTTTCTGTTTGGCGCCAATGTAGTACGCTCGGTAGGCATCGACTGGGTCCGCGCGCTTGTACTCGTCAGGCATCGCACAGCGCGGTGTGGTCAGACCTTTCGACTCGAGACCTGCGGGATAGACCATCGACAACCACTCGAGGTGCTCTTCGCACTTATGGGTCTTCTCGTCGCCGTATCGGAAGTGGTACTCGTCCACGAGTGCGCGGGCGAGGCGGATCAGCCACAGATAGTTATCAAGGCTCTCGCGCAACCATATGCTGCAGGGGTGCTTGGGGTGGGTGGGTTTGTAGCCTGTTCCGTTCGGCGTAGAGGCGAGATATTGCGGGGTTCCGTGAGTCCAGTGGCATGTGTAGAGCAGTTGGCAGGATTCCAGTATCATCTTGACAACGTGTTTGTCAACGTGGTACTGCGCGCACACTTCGGGGTCCCAATCAAGGAAGAATATGTTCATTTGGGTACTGGTGCAGGTACAGCTGGCGGAGGCGCAGGGGATACGTTTTGGGTAAATCTGGGTTCGGCAGTTCCGCGGGACTGGCCGCGATAAACCATGTCGAACTTTATGCGGAGAAGTCCGTCGAGTTTGCTCTTTACGACAGGCATTACTACAAGTCGATATGATTTCGCACGGCGTTGTTCCACGTGAGTTCCTGTCGCGGAATGTCCTTGCGCGACTCCTTCGCTTGAATGACCTCTTTCGTGGACGAGTACTGCGTCATCAAGAAAAAGATCATGATTGATGCTATCACCAGCAGCATCGCAATATTGAACCACCAGGATCCGTGGAGGTTCTGAATGTTTTTGGACTGGAGAAGATTGTTTCGAACGCGGAGGAGAGTGAACTCGTCCACCAGGTTCTGCATATTGTGTTTAGAGTATAAACAATGGAAGCCTCTGCGTCCGCAGTTCTGATCGGAGCGTGTGCGGCTGTATCTGTCATTTCATTCGCAGCAGCATACCTCGCCGAGCTCGTAATTCCAGTGCAAACCAAGGCCGCACCCGCCGCGCGCCCCCCGCCCAAAGAGAAAACGCTCGAGGAACGGGTGGAGTTTATCGAGAAGAAGGAGGGCATTGCGCCGCCGTCTGCGCCGCCGCCTGATCTTCCACAACCGCCGCCTGCGCCTGCGCCGCCTGCGCCGCCAGTTCAAACCCAGTTAACAGTCGGGTGATCCAGGGGTGTTTGGAACCCTTGATTCGCAGTCGAGAATATGCATGAGGGTTGGCGGTGAGGGCGCGGACGATCTCGAGCTGCTCGATGTAGGTAGGATCCGCAAACTCAACCTCCAGTTTTCCGTACAGAAGCGACTGTATCTGTTCTGAAAACTCGGCACTCATTATGCTACACTCTGAAGACTATGCGTATAAGGGTTCGCCTTGAAGGCATCGAGAATCGCGGGGTCGACGCGGTTAATATCCGCGTCCAGTGGCAGAGACATAGTGTAGTTCACTTCTCCTCGCTGCTGTGCGGTCGACGCGGACGACACAATGTTGGCAGCAGGCTCAACCGTGCGCACGTTGTTCATCATGCTCTCGTCCTTGTTCGTGACGACGGCGCCCTTCGCGTCGGACCCCGAGTTGAAGGAAATACCGCCAGGGGCGGTGTAGAAGGTCATCGACGACGCCTCGCGGCCAGGGTTCGTGTACGCCTCGTTGTACTGGTCGACGAGGTACGTGCCCTCGCTGAGTCCGCCCTGCCCGCCCGCCACACCCATCCACTCGCCCACCGTGAGTTTCATGAACTCCTCGAAGGGCTCCGTGAACGAGCGAACGTAGTTGGCGAACGTGTACCCTGCTCCGCCACCGCCGTAATACTCGAGGTTCGTGCTCTCGCGCTGCTGCTCCTTCATCAACTGCTGCGGGAAACTCGCGGGCGCGACCTGGACTCCAACCGCAGTATTCAGGTGTGTCAGTTCTCCATGCTCGTCCGTCATGATGTTGAACGTGTCGGGGCGGTTCTTCATGACAGGCGCCTGCAGTCCTGGCTGCGTGACAAAGTAGTTGCCTGGCACTACGGGTTTCTCGTACGAGAGTTTGGGTTTGTTGTCCACGCGCATTTCGTCGGTTGTCCTCGGTTTCGCGAACTGCTGCAACTCTGTGAACTGCTGGTAACCGCCGCTGCCGACGTTGTTGTAGCCGTCGTTCACGCCCGCGCCGACATAGGTGCGCTCGATGGGCGAAACGTTCTTCATGCTCATGCCCGCCACCATGCGCGACTGAACAAAGTCGGACTCGTTGGGGTTGCCGTACGGATCGCCGTATCCAGGTTTCACGTCGTAAAACGTCTCGACTTCGCGCTTCTGGACGTACTCGGTCCCCGTTCCCGAAAACGTGTCGAGAATCGAGTCGTTGGCGCCGCCGCGGAGATTCTGGGTGACGCGGGCGCCGAAAAAGGGAACCATGTTGTTGTGCCCCTGCACGTTCGCGGTCAGGCGGACCTGCTCGGTCAGGGGGGCAGTTGACGAAGGTTGTACGTTGTTTGTAAGAGGGGGAGCGCTGAAGCCTTCCTTCTTTGTCTTGGGCGGAGCATATTGGGTGGATAGGATGTATCCTAGCAAACCAATACCAGTGAAGAGAGCAACTTCGATCATTATAATTACTGAGCGCGAAAATTCATGACCCTTGACGGCGCGCGCGTGTTTTTAAAGTACTCGAACGGGGGGATCGAGTGCTCTTGGGGTCGGTAGATCAACCACTGAAATGCATTGGGTTGGAGACGTTCACGGGCAACGGGGACGTTGAAAGACCCCACGAACGGATTCCTCGGCGGAGCGTCCTGTGCGTTGACGGGCGTCTGGAACACCCAGCGAGACCCTTGCGTTGTTGCGTCGTTCATCGTGAACTCTGCCATGTGAATATTATCTAGAGACTGGAAAGAATACTGCCCACGGAAGACACTACGCTGCTTATAGCGTCGGAAACCGACTGAACCAGCGGCGCTACTGATGCAGCAGGCGACGGAGCCACAGACGCCGCGCCGTGGGTAGGTGTCGGAGTATCTACGATGTTGTACTTGGACCACGTGTTCTTCTTGAACGGATCGACGACCAGTTTGTTCACTTGGTCCTTGAATAGCCCTAGCAGGCGGTCATTGTCCCTCGATACTTTGGGCGTTGCGGGTTGTTTGGGTTTTATTCCGTAGCAGTTGACTCCGAACTTCATTTTGGGATCAAAGTAACCGCCGTTGACACCAGGGCGACCGCACACTTCGCGCTTCTCGTAATCGGGGTCAGCCATGCGAGCCTCCCACGATGCCTGCTGTGTGGGGAACAGGGCGATGCCGCCCGCGGACCAGCCGTAGCCGCACCACTCGGCGCCCGAATTGTAGGCCTGCTCGACCTGAATGTAGGACGCCAACTCTGCGTCGTACGCCTTGCACACGTACTCCGCCTCGCGGTAGGTGAACTTGTTGTCTGCCACGTAAAACACCTCGGGACCCGAAAGAATCGGGGAGGGCCCTGCGGCGCTCGTCGAAGTCGAGGCTGTTGTGCCCGACGGAGATGCCCCAGCGATCTGGCGAATGTTTACATCGAGTTGAGTGTCGGTTGCGGAGATGTCCACGAACCCGAAAAATACCAGGAGGAAGCCCAGAATTGCGGCGAGTAGTACGAGTACGAGTGTGGATACGACATCCATCATGAGCATAAACCATAAAAGTACGACTGCTGCCAGTCCGATCAAAACCCACGCGACGACGTCCATTAGTTTTCATGTAGGAAATAAAGCAGGACTCGCATTGTGCTGTCCAGAGGGAACTTGCGCGAATCGACTGCCATGACATTCTGATCGTCGAGGACGTACCAAGGCGTACCAGGGGGCATTTTGCGGGCGTACGTGCGCCAGTGACCCCCCGTGTAGCAGATCACCGAAAACAAATAGTACTTTTTATGGTTGACGACGATGACGCTCGAGTACTCGATCGGCGTCGACCAGATCATCAGAACTTTGGGAAAACTTCCAAACAGAATTTGCTTCGTGCATCCCTTCCCCTTACATTTCTCGCAGTTCCACGAGTCTATCGTCTGCGGTTGCACGTACTCCTGAATCGCGTTCAGCAGCGGAATGCCAGGGCGCGACGGCATGAGATGAAGGTCGATCGTGGACGTCGTGTGCATCTGGGCGTCCTGGCAGTTCTTGCACACGACGCGGTCGCCGATATTGAAGCGTAGTGCGGCGTCCAACCACGGCAGTTTATCGCAGAGGTGCACGATGAGTTCGTGACTGTCTCCGATATTTTCCCCTGCGGGCAGGTACGAAGTCCTCACGCAGTCAAAGAACTCTTTGAGTCCGTGTGCGCCCTTGTTGCGATAGATCGCCTCAAGGCAGACGTCGTAAGGATTCTGCTTGTCCACGGTTCCTTCTTCGTAACGGTCGGTCAATGTTGGGCACGAAAACAGTCCTTGGAGCGCAGCATTGACCCAACAGCTTCCACGTTGGTTTTGAAGTCCAAACATATATTATACTACTACGCGAAAGCACTAAACGAATTTAAATATCCAATGGGTTCACCTTGATTTTGGAACGCCTGACTGAAGGGTCGCATGAGTCCCGTCTGTGGTTGCGTGCGGTACTGGAAGTTTCCATCGAGATCACCAGGCGCAAAGGATTCTTGCCGACCGCCCGCGTGGCGCTCGCAGCCCATCGAGTGGTTCGTGCACGTGCAGGGCACCAGCGAACTCTTCAGGATGTATGCATCGCCAGGCGACGCCCAGTTTGACGAGTTATCTTTCGGACCTTCGTGCCACGACCCCGTCATGCCGCTCATTCCCGAAATATTTCCGAGCGTCGACGTGGCATCATGCGGCGGCGGACCTACGGGCGGGATCGTGCGCACACCGCTGTCGTACCCGCTGAACTCGCCCGCCTCATCGTACCCTCTCATATCCTGGGGAAGCGGAGCGTTGCCGTAAAGGCGTCTCCAATCGGCAATGAATTCTGCGCGCGTATCGGGTGTATTTGAGGCCAACCAGTTTGCGGCAGCAGTGTTCTCGTTGTCGCGCGCATCCCTTGCGCGGTTCGCGTTAATCACGTTTCGGTTGTTTGCGTAGGGGTCCGTTACGATAGGGCACTGACCTTTGAAATAAAACGTGTGTCCGCTCGCGGCAGTGAGGACCGTGCTGTCGGACAGATAGAAGAACCCGTCGGGGCGACTGTCAATGCCGTCGCATCGGTTGTCCGAAGAACACCCGACCTTTGCCTCGAGAAGCGTGCGGAACTGAGTTCCGAGGGTGTTTGTCCCTGGCGCAGGTTTGTAGTTCGATTCGCCCACGGCGTTAAATTGGCAGGTTGCTACAGGAACGTTTCCACCCGTGCACGTATCTTTTTCGATAAACGACAGGTTGATATCCGTATTGGATACGCGCGTCGACGTGTTTGTGAGTTTCCAAAAGGTTCTGCTCTCGGAATGGTATCCCCTCGTAGATCCGTCAGATACGTTTACAGATCGGGTTTCTCCGATCAACCCCTTGCACGTGGGGTCTGAACTGCACGCTACTTTTGCGGCGTTGGATGTCGTGTATTCAAAGGAACTCAAGAAATCAGAAATACCCCTCGACGGGATCGGAGACAAGACGGGGTCTTTCCACGTGCACGTGGGCGGAGTCACAAACCATTCTTTGGTACCCGTAAAAAAGGAGTAGACAATGTATCCGAGGACGAGGGCGAGTATGCCCCAGATCAAGTATTCGTCCTGAGTCATATATCTTATGTAGAGGCGAGATTATTCATTGATTCTTCGCCTTTCCAGTGCGCGCATCGATGGGTTTCAAAAAGTCTGGAGTGGGCGGTGCGTCGGGAGACACGTCCGTCTCGCGACCGTAGGCGTCCTTAAAGTATTCGTGGGTGGGCATTAAGAAAAACGCAAACACGACCAGAAGAGCAATAGACGCCCAGAGAATAACATTGCTGCGCATCATTTCTCTTTACAGTTATAAATGGTAAAATATACTCAACATCGCAAGCAGCGCAAGCAGCGCAAGCAGCGCAAGAGTCTGCGTCGTACTCGTCGCAGGCTTCCGAAGACTCTCCGCAAGCGCGGAGGATACTCGCCCACGGAAGGAAACGGCGGAAATTACGGTCACCCTCCCAACAGTTACCCCGTGGGTCAGTCGGGCGCTCTCCCCGACCCCACGTCCGCCTTTCCGACGGGTCCTAGCGATTATTAGCTAGCTAGCGCGAAATACTGCTCGAGGGCAGTTGCTTTTCGCGTTCGGCGCCCACCCAGTACGGGGACATTGCCGAATAGAGGGATTGCTGATAAGTATCTGCGGGTTTGAACTCCATGAACCCCATGAACGGAGTCACTTGGCGTTTCTCTTCGCGCGGAACTGTGGGCGCGGAAACGTCAGGACATCCCGTGCGCGCGTTATACTGGCGGTACAACTCCAGATCCTTGAACTGCATGGGTTGCCCCGCCCGCGTCGTGCCCACCCACGACGTGCCAATCGGGTATAGACTGTTCAAGCACGCACCTAAACCTGCACTCGACATTATTTAACCCTCATACAATAATGGTCCGAAAAGCGAACACGCTGCGTCGACAGCGAAGACTCCGTAGGACTCGACGGCGGCGCAGAGGCGGGTTTGCGAAAGAAGAGAAACCCGTGACCGTCATTCGTTTCTGGATGCAAGGGTGTGGAGCCTGCGAGGCCTCGAAACCAGCGTGGACCGAGTTTGAAAACGACAGTTCGGACGATTCAAAAAAGGTACTGATCGAGCGCAGTGCGATTCCGCCCGAGTGGGACGGGGAAGTGCAGGCGTTTCCAACCTATATCGTCGTCGTTGACGGCAAGAAGGTTGCAAAGAAACAAGGCGCCATCACGGACGCCTCAAAGTTGAAAAAACTCGCAAAGAGTCGGGATTAATGGGTTGGAATGGGCGTATCCGTGCTGCCGTGGGCGAGGACGTAGTCTTCGGACTTGCCCTTGCGCGACACGTTGTCTTTATTGAGGAAGGACTGAAACCCCTCGAGATCATTGGGGATCGTCGTGGACGCCTGGGTGACCCAGCGCCGCGAGGATTCCATCAGACCGTACGTGTCCGACGTATCCATGAAGAGGTCGCTGGTCTTGGAGAACGCCTCGCGGATGCTCGAATCGAGGGCTGCAGACGTTACATCGGGCGGTGCCGACACGCGCCCAGGATTGTCAACGTAGTCTGTGAACAGAACATTCATGAACGGGTTGTCGGACGTGGGCGTTGCTGTGGATCCAACTCCGCGGCCTTTGATATTTTCAAACGTTTCCTGGATCATCTGCGTCTTGGGGAAGAGGCGGACAAGAAAGATGCTCGCGACCATCACGAGCGGGATAAGCAGCAAGTAATCGGTGCGGCGCGCGACGATCGCGACCAGAAGAGACGAGTATATGGTGAACCGAAGGACGGCGTTGAGGGCTTCGGGCACCGTCATGTCGTTTGTAGGTACGAACTTGTTCCAACGGACGAAGAAGTGGGCAGGGTCGTCCAACCAGAACAGTTCGCGCAGACTTTGGCGTTCCGTTTGTTCCTGACTCATTGTGTATTCTACCGAAATTACTTCTCTACTTCTTATCGGCAAGTTTGCGTTGGAGGCGGGCGAGCATGCGCTGACGGCGCGCCTCGGGGTGATTGCTCGTGAGTTCCTGCACTGTGCGTACTGGACCTGCTGCAGGTGCATCACCAAACAATTCCGTCTTGAACACCTTGCCGATCGAGTGCTTGAACTTTTCCTTGAGCATCTCGATCTCTGCAATAAAGTCCTCCTTCCGCAGGCTGCCGCTGCGCATCTTCTGCTCGATGAGACCCTGGACCGACGCGATCGCGCGCTTCGTCACGGGGTGCTCGGGGTTCTTGATCATCTCCATCAGACCCGCAACGTCCGTAAAATCGATCTTGTCGAGACCCAGTTTTTCCACGTTGAGGTTCTCGGCAACCTCCATTCCCAACTTGAAGATGCGCGTGTCCTTGAGAGTTTCCAAGAGATCCTCGACGCCGCTCTGCGTGCTCTCGTCTTTGAGGAGTTCGTCGATCTCGTCGGTCGACGCCTTGCCGCTGAAAGTCGACCACATCGTCTTGATGGTGCCCATGATGTCCGAACCCATGTAACTCGCCATCAGCAGCGTGCGCGCGTACGTCCACACCTTCTCTTCTCCCGCAGATTCGACACCGTGAAAAAGGTCGGAGAAGTCGACACCTCGCAGGAAAAAACGGTGCTCTGTAAACAGTTCGGTGTTCTTCTTGAGCAGATCCATGCAGTGCGGTTGGACGTTCTCTTTCAAGTAGGCGACCTCGGCGTCGCAGTTAAATTCGGCATAATTGGTCTTGAGGATCTCGCAAAGGCTCGGAAACTCCTTCGCGATATCGTCAACGCACTCACGGATAAGTTTTGCAGTGTCGAGCATTATCTATACACCCAAAACAACTTTGTAAATGACTACGCGCGGTTTCCGCCACGGTACGCGAGTTTCTTCTCCTCGCTCGCGGACATGCACAGGCACCCCGTGTCGGACGAGATGGCGTTCGGGCAGCATTCGGGTTTGAAGGTTGATTCCTGGTTGGCGAAGAGTTGCATGTCATCGTCCGCCGCCTCGTACGATTTCAGCGGCGTGGGGGCGTTTGCGGAGGACCACGAGTTGCCGTTCGAAATGTCGATGCCTGCATAGACGCCGTCGTCGCTCCCTTTCGCGGGCGCGCCGATCTCTTGTTGCATAAATCCTTCGCGAGAAGAGCCCATAACCAGACGTGCGGCGATCGCGACCACAAACGCGGCAGCGCCCACCATAAGAACAACGGTCGTTTTATCCTTCATTATTATCTATCCTCCGATTTAATTCGCTCAATACCCGTTCCTGAATCTCTTCGAACTCGGCAGGATCGTGCGTGTCGGGGTAGTCGCGCGCGACCCCGCCATTTAGTTTGAAGTGCCCGTCGGGGGAATCCGTAAACACCTGCATCTTTTCGTCTTCAAGGTGCACGACGCCCGTTATGCGCACATCGCCCACGCGCATTCCAGGTCGGACTTTGCACAATTCAATACCGCCTTCGAGTGTGTCGGTGGGGTTGAGCGCTACGTAATCGGGGGCCTCGGTATCCACTTCTTCATAATCGGCAAACGTCGTGCCGTCAATGGATATCTCGTGATTGCTGGTGTTCAAGCAAATGACCTCGGAGGGTCGGACGCCCTCGTAGAGCGTCGCCAGCGTGGAGTCGCGCACGTAGACCCACCTCGACTCGCGGACGAGGTGTTTGCCCGTCACCAGAATGTTCTTGTATAGGTATAGTTCGGTCGTGGGTTGGACCGCAAAGCGCATGACGGCGGTGACGCGCGCGTTGTTTGAGAGAACATCGCCGACCCGAATGCGGTGAAGTGGTACCGTCCGTCCGTCCGCGAGGTCGATGGGTGTCTGCGGGTCAAAGCATTCGTACGATATGCCGAGCGAAATTCCGATCGGAATCATCACGAATAAGAGAGGAGGAAACACAAAGAGAATCACGATAGCGAGAGCAAAAATGATGGTAACGATGGACGAAAGCATGTTTCGGATCATCGAAAACAGAGATTCGATAAGATTTACGGCAGTCGAGGCGATGACGACGCTGTACGTTGCACTACCGAGGATGCGACTCGTGAGATCGCGGACTCTCGCCATGAGGCTCAAGAACGTTCCAAACACATTCGCGATCTTTGCAAACGTCTCCCGAGTGAACGACATCACAAAGTTTTGAAGACCCGTAATCATTGCGCGGAAGGACTGGAGCTGAGCGAGAACTGGTTTGAGCGCATCCGAAAACAGGGAAAACATCGTGTTGACGGGATCGAGCGCGCGTCCCATGATTTCTTCGGCCATGGCGTTCGTGCAGAACTGAAAGTTTTCATAGGCGGTGGTTTCGCCAGGGCGTATGGTTTCCGCAAAGGGCATGTACAGAGGATTGCACCGATAGTTGACCCAGTCTTTTCGGATATCGTCGAGATTGGCGTTTGCATAGTTGTAGAGTATGATACCTACGATAAGTAGGGGACCCGCAAGAATCACTGCCGCCTCTACCAGCATTATCTTACGTTTCGTGTTCTTTTTGGATTTGCTCGTCGCGCCACTCGTGAATGTCTTCGTCGGAAACCTCGTGATCGTCGAGAACCGTGAACCGTCCGCCGTAGGGTGTAAGAACTTCGTACTCCGATCCCTCGACGATAAATTGCACGACATCCGCGTATTCATCTTCGTGCTCTTCTTCGACCACAGGCGTGACTCCGCGCGAGCAATGCTTGATCCACGTGCCGAGCGCGAACGTCCCCCCCTCAAACGAAGACATGCGGACTCCCTTATGATGAATAATCGCCTGGACGCGAGCGTCGTTGTTCAGAATATCGCCGATACATACCTCGCTTGCGGGTTTCACGACCTCGCTGCTTGCACTGCGGATGATTATGAAGGTGGACGGTCGCACGCCCGTGTACCTGTACTTGAGCGGATCGGCGAGTTTCTGGCGCGACGTGAGGGTCCCGTAATGCGCCTCGACCTGCTCGAAGAACTTACGGAGTATCTCGGGGCTATCCGTCTCTTCGTAATCTTTGAACGTATATCCTTCCGACTGTATCGTGTGCTCTCCCTCGACGTTCAGGCAGTATATGCGCTTGAACGACGGACCTCCGACGGCATCGGGGTGATTTTCGACCCGAATCCACTTGCCGTTATAGAGAACCTTGTGGTTGCCTGACACATACACTTTTCCGAGACGTTTCATTTCCGTCCGCGCACCGTCAAACACGAGGACGCTCTTCACGAGCGCGCCGCTTCGGAGATAGAGTCCAGGTTTAATATTTCGAATCATCTCCACGCCATCGCCCATCATGTCTACGAGAGTATCCCCCTGAAAACAGAAGAATTCTGCCGCTTGCCCGATAGGCCCATTTGCGACGCTCTGACCTGTTTGGAGACCTGTCGACACAATATTCATCAGGACGGCAAAGGACGTGACCATGCGGTTCATGATGCTGCGGACGCGACCGAACAACTGAATTACGCTACCCAGTGTATTTCGTAGTTTGTCGAACGTACCTCGAATAATTCCCAAAAATCCGTCGGCAGCACCCGTCATCGCGGAGCGCATCTCGTTCATGGATCCCAGAATTGTTTTGAACACGTCTGTGAGAATCTTAAAGTTCTGGTAAATGGGGTCCATCACAAAACCAGCATACGTGTTCACAGACTGCAGGGTGCAGTTCATAAAGTTTGTGGCAATGTCGGACCCGACCATTCCTGCGAGGGGCATGTAGACGGGATTGCAGCGGTACTGCACCCAGTTGGTTTTGATTTCCTGGAGGTTCGCGAGTCCGTACGCATACAGCCCTGCAAAAATCGCCACCAGCGTGGTCGCCAGAACCACCAAAACGGATCCGATCGACATTTGACACTTATCTAGTACACGGAAGAAACAGAAGAAATGAATTACCCCAGCATGAAACTCTCTGAACTCAAGAAGGTCGCGAAGGAACGGGGTGGCATCAAGGGATACTACACCATGTCGAAGAAGGAGTTGATATCGTACCTGGAGATGCCGCAGCTTCCCGAGTGGTTGGTTGTCACGAAGATGACGGTCGACGCGCTGCGTGACCTGGCGGGACAGCGCAGGCTGCGGGGATATTGGGGATACTCAAAGGCAGAGTTGATCGCGACGTTGTTTCCAAACGTTTCAATGAATCCCGACAGCAAGACGGGCAGCGTCGATAGCAGAACCGCGGAGGAGCACCACGAGGATCACCGCGAGGCAGACAAACATCAGAATCCACAATACGAGGACAGCGAGAAGGTAGGGATATAATTGCTTGAAAATGCGCACCATCATGGGGCGCACAATATGCGTTTCAACATAAGAGTGCGTCTCGGGTCGCCCCCCGAACTCGATGCAGTCGTGAAGGAGGTTGTCGAAGAATCCCTTCTTCTCTTTTTGACTCATATTTTTGTCTCAAAAGCAATATAAATCTGCCATGAAACTATCTCAGGGAAACCTCCTCCGTCTTGGTGCAGTCGCGCTTGGTCTAGTTGTTTTGGTGGTCGTCGTGAATGGGTACAGTGGCATGAAGTTTGGCGGCGAGGGTCTTGAGGGTCGCGAGGGAGGCGATTATGTCCCTCAGGGTCCGCTGCCCGAGAACCCTACGTACCCGACGATGACGAGCGCCTACTCGGAAGGCGGAAACTCGGCGCCCAGCATGTCGCAAGAAACGCGCCACCCCACGGGTCAGCAGGAGTACTCGCAGACCGTTCTCTCGCCCACGGACCTCCTCCCGCAGGGCGGTCTCGGCGCGTCGTGGGCCGCCACGAACCCCGTGGGTATGGGTGACCTCAAGGGCCAGAACTTCCTCTCGCCCACATATCACTACGGTATTAACACCGTCGGGCAGTCGCTCCGCAACGCCAACCTCGACGTGCGCTCGGACCCGCCGAATCCCCGCTCTGCCATTTCGCCCTTCCTGAACTCCACGATCGAGCCCGACCTCTACCGCCGCGAACTCGAGATCGGCGAGTCGGGTGCGGGCGCGTCGGGACCGAAGTAAATATGACGTCTAAATAATGAAATTCGCAGCAGTCGGTGCTGCGATTGCCGTCGCGATGGGCGGTTACCTGTTGTACCTGTATGCCAACGGTGGACCTGGTAATCTGATCGATGTGAAATCTGCAACGGATGGGGACGTGTATGCAGTGCAAGACCTGCCGAACAAGCAGAAGGCGGCAGAGATGTTGGCTCAAATCAAGGCGAATATTCAAAAAGTCGTCGAGTACTACAAGCAGCCCGAGTTTGCTCCTGAAAAACCCACACAACTTTTGGTCGAGCGCTTCAATCCAGAAAGCATCATGGAGAATTCCATGACCTCGAAGGATACGTCTTACTCGGAAAACAAGGGTGAAAAGATCGTCCTGTGCCTGCGCGACAAGACGCGCGCACCCGAGTACCCGTTTGTGAAAATGAACACTGTGATGTTTGTGGTTCTGCACGAGGTGGCGCACCTGATGACGGAGGAACTTTCGACGGGAAAGCACACCCCTGAGTTCTGGGCAAACTTTCGACGACTCCTGGAAGACGCGTCGAAAATCGGTGTTTACGAACCCGTGAATTACAGTCGGACGCCCGTGGACTACTGCGGCATGCAGATCACCGACTCGCCGCTTTAAAGGGATTCAATCCGTAGACAGTTTCGAGACCGAGGTGGGACAGGGCGTGGATGCCGATGGCGACTGAAAAAACAAGGAGAATCATGACCTTTTTGTAGGGGTCGAGTTTGTAGAGGACGCGAAAGTTCATGTATGCGACAACGACTGCCGCAAGCATGAGTAGACCATTGAGCGCGTGCGCCATCATGGATGGAGGGAGCATTGTTTACTTAGACCGAAAATGAACGTGCGCTCTTAATAGGTTTGAATGCGACGCGTGGATCTTTGAAATCGACTGTGTGGAACGCCTCTTTTTTAATCGCAGGGTTGATGGTTTTAACGGTGGGGGTCGTGCGCTTCATAAGGTTGCGCTGTGCGGCGTTCTTGTGTTTGTAGAGCATGTACGCTCCGACGCCCATCGCCATGATGACGCAGGCGGCAACTGCAGCGCCCGCGATGGCGTTGGCGGGAACAACTCCACTTCCGTTGTCGGGAGTGCTAGGCGCCGCCGCCGCCGCCGCCGCAGTGTTTCCATTGTTTACTCCGTCGGCACCAGCTACTGCACTCTTGGGACTCGCAGATGGAGATTGGGACAGAGTTCCAGTCGAGGTCGAGGTCGCGGTCCCCGCCGAGGTCGCGGTTCCGCTTCCGCTTCCGCTTCCGCTTCCGCTTCCGGTCGCGGCAGCGCTCGGAGATGCATCGGGGGTTGGCGCCAGTCTGGATCCTGTGGGGGTTCCGGTGGCAGAACTGGACGGCACGATATACAGGGTACCAGTAGCAGTATTACTAGGATATGCAGTTGGACTAGCACTCTTTGCCACCACAGAAGGCGTTTGGGTTTGAGAGTTCGATAGGGTTTGACGTAGACCCTGTGCGGTCGCTGTAGCGGTCGCTGTAGCGGTCGGCGGAGCGCTGCGGAGCGGGGGCGACGAAGGCGACGTTGACGGGAGAACAACCTGTTTGACAGTCGCGGTCGCGGTAGTCGACGAAGACATGGACGGCGGAGCGCTGCGGAGCGGTGGCGACG